TTTCTGTTTTCGTTGTTGGCTTTACAATAAACTCGTTTTTTTCGTTTGGAACAAGAGCTTTTGTAATGCTGACCGTCTTTTTTGAAAAATCAATATCAGACCATTCAAGAGCACAAATTTCTGATCTTCTAAGTCCGAGCCATAATGCCATTAAAACGGGGATCTCTATTTTATTTCCACGCACGGCATCTATAAGTTTGGCTATGTCAGGAGCTTCCAGAAAGGCGTGTTCTTTTTTTATTTGCTGTGGGTAAGTAAGCTTTCGAGAATCTATGTCTGTGTATTCTGATATGACTGACAGAAGCAATGCCACTGCGTTTTTTATGGTTTTCGTCGATTTTGAAGCGGAAAGTTCATTGATTTCTGCCTGTATATCTGATCGTCTGATTGTAGATGCCTTTTTTGGCATTAGATTTTTAAAATAATTTTCTTGCACATTTTTATAAGATTTCAGTGTAGATGGAGATAAAATATTGGATCGACTATTTATATAATCTTGAAACGCATTTTTGACAGTTACTTCTTTTGCTGGAATATTTTCTTCGATTGATTTTGTTTTAATTCCTGCCGCCCAGTATTCGGCTTCCTCTTTTGTTGAAAATGTGCGGCCCACCCGTTTCCCATCTACCAGCACCTGAATGCGCCAGTTTCCGGATGGGAGCTTCTTCGGTTCCGGCAGTCTCATAAATACACCTCCTAAGAGTACGCCGCCAGGGGAGACCTGACGGCGGTTTTTATTGGGCGGTAAGCTCAGGTATGTTCCGTAAAAGTGTCGATTGTCTTTTCACCTTTCATAACTGCAAAACAGATTTTGAGAAGATACTTTGCATCCTCTTCCTTCAACTTATCAATCATTTCATTCCGCTTTTCGGGATTATTTTCTGAAAGTATAGACATAGCGCGCTTTGTCGAAATCATAATATAGCATCTCCTTTTATTGGGCGGTGGATTGTCTGCGCTCTGCTTCTAGTCTTAGTGTTTCTCTGTATTCAGTGGCATCCGGGGTATCAATGAATTTAACGGTTGCGTTATGGTTTTCGAGGACCACTTTTTTAATATCATCCAGGTTGACACGGAAGAACTCTTTACGGGGATTGACCTTATTGACACGCTTGGAATCGAAATAATTGTGTAAGATAGATTCGAGGCCAGGAGCATCCTCAGAGAAGATCATGGCATGGACATCGAACGGGAAGGGAACGGACGCGCTGCTTAGCTCTGCAATCCGATCCATGGGCTCTAGTCTGCGGGTCATGCCGATTTTGTAAATACGTTGGCCGAACGAACCAACATTTGAGATGATGTACACGAACCCAGCGCGGGTATTCTGCTCCCGCTGCAGAACGTTCTCTTTATCCGCCTGCAAGACCCGCAACTTTTCTTCCAGCTCGTGGATTTTGTCAATGTACAGCTGGCGTTCAATATCGTCCTTGGACTTTTGCATATAGGACATAAGCTTATTGATTTCGTTGGAGAACTGGGTCTCTTCTTTTTCGATTTTCTGTTTTTCCCGCTCGATCTCTCGGCGGACCTTTTCTTCCTCCACCATCTGTTCCCGGATGGCCTTTTTCTGCTCTTTCTCTTCCTCTTCTTTCACCATGTATGCGTAGATCAGGCTCAGTTCCTCGAACTTGGAGGACAAGTAGTTCTGAGAAATTTGAACGCCGTCCACCTCGAAAATCTTATTCAGAGCTTCAAAAGAACGCTGAATTTTTGCCCTGGAGGTGTCTACATTTTTAACGGTGACACTTCCCAGAATGTTTGCACACTCTGCGTTAAAGCACCGTAGAATTTGCTTTTTCTGACTGTTCAACTGCTTTTTACTCATCCAGTCGGCGTTGATGACCAGAGCATGGTCATTCTTTACCAGTTCATCTTGACGGCCCCGAAGCATGGTCAACTGGTTCTTGATCTCGTCAGACCGCATATTCTCATAAGCATCAATCCGAACCATCCCGGTATAGACTTCCAGAGAGAGGGAGCGGACTTCGGCTTCCAGGTGCCTCTTTTCCATCATAGCGGCGTCTCTGGCTGCCGTGGCAACCTCTGCTTCATGTTGGCGATCCGCCAGATAATCGTCAGCCTCCTTGTGCTTTTCTTCGGAATACCTATTTGCATCCTGGACTCCGTGGGCGATCTCTTGCGCTATCTGTAAGTCATATTTCAGTTTTTTGTTTTCTTTTCTGGATTTTATAAAAAGGAAAATCATAATAACTGCTATGATGAAAAAAGCAACAGCTGGCTCCATATGAACCCTCCCAGTCTTTTATTCAAAACATCCTTTGCACAATCGCTTTATAAATTTTATCGTCGACCTCTAACAGGGAACGCTTCCCATCTCTGAACATGACCGCCAGAGTGATGGTGCTTTTACTCTTAGCTGACAGGCTACCGGCCAGCATCCCGACAGGCCCTAGTAAGGCGCCGCCGACAATGCCGCGGGCTACGCCGGATGCTGCGCTTTTGCTGGTTTCCTCGGTAATGACCTCGTAGGAGTCAATGGCGGCTTTATCCAAGAATACGTTCTCACTCCACCGGCTACTGACCATGATCTGTGGTTGTCCGCCCAGGTTTCCGACAGGCTTTCCCATGTAGTCCCCGGCAATCACCATATTTTTTGCCATTATGGTTCCCCCTCTGCAATTTATAATGGACTTGTAATAAGTAAGTACAAGATATAGGTCAACACCAAAATATAGAAAAGTATATTAGCAATTTTCTCCAATTGATTATAAGAATAAGTAATGCTATACTAGCAATCACTGAAACAAATGTTCGATATTGGGAGAATACAAAATGACTGCATGGGATGTCTTACTCAAATGTGGAATTTGTGAATTGCCAGTTGATTTGAGAAAGGTTTGCAAAGGACTTGGAATTGGCCTTTTTTCATACAGTCAGGGGTATTCTATTATCCAAAAACTTGGGTTAGTTCATCATACCATTGGAGCCGATGGTTTTTTGTTCCAAGCAGATGGTGTATCGATTGCCTTTTATAACCAACAACAACCGTTAACACGCCGGAATTTCACGATTGCACATGAAATCGGGCACTTTGCTCTGGGCCATGCGTGCATAGATGGCGCAGTCAGGCGCGAACCGGGAAACAAAAACGATCCCGAAGAAAAGGAGGCAAATCTTTTCAGTTCTATGTTATTGGCGCCTACTTGCGTCTTGCGCGGGATGAAGGTAGATAGTGCCTATTCTATCGAGAATTTATGTGCAATCAGTTATCAGGCAGCAAATATTAGTTGGGATAAGCTGCAACGACTTTGCTCTCTAGATGATGCATACATGGCCGAACGTGGATATTCTTACTTTTTTAGATCGTCAACCGAGTGGAAAGTCTACAAGCAGTTTGAGCCATTTATTAAAAATCATCTAGCGAACCATCAAATATCTCTTCGTCGTTGACAAATGGCATAACATCAATGACTTTTCTGATTGCATCCATTTGATCTTTTGTATAAGTCCGTTTAATTTTCTTTCCATCTCGCCCAATAATAATGGCTTCTTCAAGCTCGTCTCCAGATGTGGAGGCGGGCTTTCTTTTTTTCTCTCCAGTAATAGTTTCGATAGAAACTTTTAATGCTCTCGCTACAAGTTCCAAATCTTGTTTTGGCGGGTATTTTTTTGCGTATTTCCACTTCCCTATTCTTCCATTAGACCAAGCAAGATTTTTTTCAATATCAGTTAAAGAAGTATTCTTTCTCTTTGCGAGTTCACGAATTTTTTCAACAATCTCTTCGTTCGTGTACATTTTACACCTCAAAGTAACTAGAAAAATAACTAGAAAAATATCTTGACAGATAGAAATTTTTCTAGTATTATAAGAGGTACAGAGGGCACAAAAAACCTAGCCCTCCATTAACTAGGGCTTTTGAAATAGCTATTTATCCTGACAAAACAATAATAGACTATTTTCTAAAGTTCGTCAAGTTTTTTCTAGTAAATAGGGGGGTGAAAAAGTGCTTTTTGATAATGTGAAGCGCCTTTGCAGCGAGAGGGGAGTGAGCGTTTGGGCATTAGAGACCGCTACCGAGATCGGAAATGGAACAATTGGAAAATGGAGGACCTCTTCTCCACGTCTAGAGACCATCAAGAAAGTGGCGGATTACTTCGGCGTAACTGTAGACGAGCTTCTTTCAGATGATCCCAAATAAAAGATGCCCCCGCCGGTGCGCAACCACCGACGAGGGCTGCGGAGACCTATTGAACCAGCCAACAGGCCCGCGAGGTTATTATACACGCCTCCGGGTCAAATGACAAGGAGGTTTTTATGAACGAAAAAGACAGCATTCGAGCCCTTGAAAGGCAGGCAAGGAACACCAATCGTCTTATGGACAATCTCTGTCTCGCCTGGAAGGGCCGCACATGGGAGGAGGCCCACATGAAATACTCATTTGAAGATTATCGCAAGGCATTGGAAGGTGCTGGCCCCAAGTTGAAGGAGCTGATTCTGGACCGGGCGGCACATGATCCCGGCATCGACTTGATGGAACTGAAAGAACTGGTATCCAGTGCGTACCCGGAAGATGTGTAAAAAATCCCGCCTGACCGTTACCAGCAGTCAGACGGGCAAGGATTGAGCAACCACGAACAATCCCTTTGGATACAGTATATCGCCTCCAGAGGGAGAAATCAAGGAGGTATTTATGATTGAAGCATTGACTGCGGCCGAAGCAACAGAAGTCCTTCGCAATGCGGGGCTGCGTATTACTCCGGAGACTATCCGGGATGGCATCCAAAAGAAAGTATTCCCGTTCGGAGACTGCGTAATGGCCGAGGACGGCAAGAAAGTCAAATGGTGTTATATCTATAAGGCTTTGCTGGATCGCTGGATCGCGGAAAGAACGGTGAGCGTATGAGCTTTGAAATGGGCGTAGAGGCAGTAATCACCATCATCGGAACAGTCAAGGTTGCCGGATGGTTCATGCGCTTCCTTTCCTGGATGGAGGGAGAGCGGTGAACATCGGAGAAAAGCTCTATTTGGAGCCCACTATTGACACAAGCGCCTTCGTCCGCACCCGCACAGCCCCCATGCCATGCAGGGTCGTTGCAATCAACGAAAAGCACCGGCACTTTACAGTCGCATTTGATCTTCCGGGCGGCAGCTTCCGGGAGACTTACAAGGAGGTGTCAGGATGAAGAAGCTGACCCGGGAAGAGCGGCGGCACCGGAGCCAGAGGCGGTTGCAGCTGATTACATATCTTCTGTTCCTGCTTCTGCTGCTGGCGTGGCTGGGAAGCTACCTGATTATGACCGTGGAGGCAGAGCCGCCCGCCCTGCGCAAGATGGCGCTCACCACAGAGGGCGGCAGCCTACCCGGCGACGATACCCCGGCCACCACTCGCTGTTATCTGACAGGGGAAGAGATGGAGGCCGCCGAAAATGAGCTGATCGAAGCCGCTTTGCTGGCCCGGTCTCACAGGCTGGAAGATGTGACCATCACCTTTTATTGCTGTGAAGGGCGGCCTCATATCTGCGGAACTGGGACAGGCATCACAGCGAGCGGCAGGCGGGTAACGCCCTATGTGAGCTGCGCTGTGGATACGGACATTATACCGCTGGGCAGCACCATCATGATCGAGCACAACGGTGAGATGGTCTATCTGCGGGCGGATGATACGGGCGCGGCAGTCAAAGGAAACCACATTGATATCGCTGTCAAGGGGCACTCAGAAGCTTTATCCTTGGGCGTCCAAACGGCGGATATTTGGTGGTGCGAGGAATGAATGCACACGCCAAGAAGCCAAGAGGAGAGCTAGGACCCTGCCCAAGATGCGGACTATATTCCGGCCAGAGATTGGCAATCGAGGGCAATCCGGATATGTTCCTGGTGGCCTGCGACGCCTGCGGGTGGAGGACACGGAAATATAAGGACATTAACCACGCGACAAGGGAGTGGAACCATGCGGGGGAAAATTAAATATCCAACATGCAGCCAGTGTGACCACGAGTTGAACCCGGAGCTGGAAGATGACTGCGAGAAGTATTACCTCGTTGGAGGCGAAATCTACTGTAAGTTCTGCTTCCAGGATTGGCTGCGTGATTTGGTGGATAATGATCCTGATATGTTGGCCGATGCGCTAAACATAATGAAGATATATGTGGAGGAGGGAGCATGAAAAGCAAAATTGTCCTGAATGTTTATCGTCCCGAAAAAGGAATGTGCGGCGTCGTTCGCCTGGACGAAGAAGCAGAACGGCTCATCAGGCAGCTCCAGCGGGAAACAGGGCTGTCTGCCAAATACATCGTTTCGCAAATTATTATCCAGGGATTTGACTTGGTTGAAATCAAGGAGGAAAAAGAGCAATGATCGTCAAGCCTGAAAACATGGATTTTTCTAAAAAGAACATCATTATGATCATCAGCGGTCTCCCCGGTGTGGGAAAAACCACCCTGGCACTGTCAGCCCCGGATGTTGTTCTGATCGACGCAGATGAGGGGTTAAGCCGGGTAAAGCCAGAGCACCGAAAGGATAGTTCCATGGTCAAGACCTATGAAGAACTTCTGGCTGACATTAAATCTTTCGAGGGGCGCTACAAGACGGTGGCAATTGACACCTGTGGAGCCTTGATTGACTTGATAAAAGACTGGGCTATACGGACGGAGCCGTCTGCCAGCAAAAAGTCCGGTGGATTTAGCCAGCAGGGGTACGGATTTGTCAAGACGGAGTTCCTGCGCCTGTCCGCCGAGCTGCGGAAGAAGTTCAATGTGGTTTTCTTGTTCCATGCCGCCAAGGATCGGCAGGGAGACGAGGTGTTTTACGACATTGTATGCGAGGGGTCCGCAAAAACGCTGGTCTGGCAACCTGCTGATCTTGGCGCTTACCTTCATATCGTTAATGGGGAACGTTACATGGGGTTCACCCCCACCATGAATTACAACGCCAAATCCGCCTATGGTATCAAGGGCCTGGTCAAGGTCCCGGAACTTGCGGATGGACAGCCTAACGATTTCCTGCTCCGTCTGTTCGCCCAGGTCAAGTCCAACATCGCTGCGGAGCACGCGGCTCTTCAGCCTCAGCAGGAACAGTACGACAAGACCATGATGGAAGGAAGAGCGGTTATCGAGACCATCCAGAATCCCGAGGACGTGACAGAGGCCACAAAGGCTATCAAAGGGTTATCTCACGCGCTGACCAGTGAGCGAGAGTTAAAAGCAGCCCTAATGGAACGGATTAAAGAACTTGGGATTGCCTACAACAAGGAGACAAAAGCCTATGAATGGGCGAAAAGGCAATAAGTTCCTGCTGACGCAGAGTCTCCTATCATCCTGGCAGTACGCGCTGAAAAGCGGGGAGTGGGGTGAACTTCTTTCCACTCTCCGACGGGAGAAAAAGCCTCAGTCAAAGGCTATGCTAGACGGCATTCGATTTGAGAATGTGGTTCATGCGGTCAGCGAGGGGGCCCAGATCAGTCCGGAGCAGGAGTGGTACAAACCGATTGTAGAAATCTGTGAGATCATCACGCAGGGGCAGTATCAGGTTAAGGCTTCCCGGCCTCTGGTGGTGGATGGCGTGGAGTTTGTCTGCTTCGGAATCCTGGACTTTCTGAAAGCAGGGGTCATCTACGACACAAAGTTCAGCAAGACCTACCGTGTAGGGAAATACCTTGACAGCCCGCAACATCCCATGTACTTCTACCTCTGCCCGGAGGTTCGGAAGTTCGAGTACATCATCAGCGATGGGAGCTATGTGTACCGGGAGGCTTACCTTCCAGAGGACGCGGAACCCATTGAGACCACCGTGCGGCAGTTTATGGCCTGGATGGACAAGATGAATATGGTGGACCTGTACTGCCAGAACTGGAGAAGCAAATATTAAAAGATTTGGAGGATTTGAATTGTGAGTAATTGGGACAGCTATCAAAGAGAGGAACGTCCTCGCCTGACCCCCGGCGATTATCGGGTGGAGATCGTTAGTGTTGAAGAGAGGGAGAGCAAAAAGGGGAATCCCATGCTGGTGATCGGAGTCCGGCCTAATGGAAGCGACGTCATCATCAACCACTATATCGTAAAAAACGAGTATTTCAACCGGAACATGACCGATTTCTTCGACTCTTTTAACATTGACGACGGGGACTTCACCCTCCCCACCTGGATCGGTGCGGTTGGTGCCGCCCGGCTGAAAGAGGATGATCAGGGCTATCTGAAAGTCCACTATTTCATCAACAAGGACCGGGCAGAGAAGCTGCCCCCTTGGGAAGGAAAGCTCCCTGAGCGGCAGGAGCTGACAAAGATTGACGAGATCGAGGACGACGGAGATATCCCGTTTTAAGGCGGTGGGAGAATGCTGACCCACTACACGGATGCTGAAATCAAACAGAAGCTGAAAGAGTTGGTTGTCATAGCTGACAGCCGGGAGCAGGTTCACCAGCATATTATTTCATGGCTGGACAAGCACAACATTCAGCACAAGAGCCGTGCGCTGGAAACCGGAGACTATTCCGTCATGCTGGGCGACACCACCTTCGAAGACGAGGTTGTGGTAGAGCGCAAAGCCAACCTGGATGAGATTGCCGGAAACTTCACATCAGGCCGGGAACGCTTTGAACGGGAGATGATCCGGGCCAAGGCCGGAGGCATCAAGGTCTTTCTGATCGTGGAGAACGCCTCCTGGACAGACATTTTTCTTCATAACTACCGTTCAGAGCTAAAGCCCCAGAGTTTCGCCGCCACGCTTCTATCCTGGCAGGCCCGGTTTAACCTAACTATCACTTTCTGCAAGCCGTCAGAGACAGCGCAAATCCTTTACAGTACCCTCTATTACTGGGTGCGGGACAGGCTGAAGCGGGGGTGAGCGCATGAATATGGCCGCTGACATCAGGCGGATACTCACGGCCCAGCAGGTAGCTGAGTTCTACGGGTTTCAAGTTGGGCGGTCCGGGTTCATGAAGTGCCCGTTCCATCAAGGGGACCACACGGCCAGCCTGAAGCTTTACGACGGGGATGGCGGCTGGCACTGTTTCGGCTGCGGGGCGCATGGCAGCGTCATTGACTTCGCCATGCTGCTGTTCAACTGCTCTTTCAGAGAGGCCATGGGACGCCTTGACAGCGATTTCCACTTGGGGATAGGTATTTCAAAGCCCATCACTTACAGAGAGCGTAAAGGCCGCCAGAAGGCGATTATGGCTATCAGAGAGCATGACCGCCAACTTGCAGAGATAAACGCCAAATGCAATGAACTGGAGCGCCGGTATGATATGGCGGATGAGCTGATCCGAAACCTTCAGCCAAGTGACCCGGATGAATTGACCTGTGCGTTTGCATGGGCGCTGAAAAGCATTGATGCAATCAAATATGACCTGCTGTTGGCAGAAGGAAAGAGGTGGGAACTTGAACAATCTCCCCGAAATCCCGGACTGGACACGGGAGACATATCAAACACCCGAACCGTTTGAATGGCTGTATGCTTTTAGAGATAACAAATTTGTGATGCTTCAGCTCCGGGATGCCATCAAGGAAAAAGCTGGAGCCATCGGCGTCAAGAACTTCATCACAAAGTGGAATGCGTTTCTTTCGGAGAAGCGCAAAGCTGAAGGCCGGGACATCGAAAATGTCACTGATTTTGACGGCCAGCCGATGGAACTTTACTGTGGGGAATACACCTGCGACGATGCCGGAGTCACTTGCCTGGATTTTTCTGGAAGAGAGGTCATTGTTTGCCGGCATCCGATCATGCCGGTGGGCCGTCTCATCAACATCGACACGGGTGAAGTCAAGCTGGAGATCGCCTATAAACGCGGCTTGCGCTGGCAAGTAAAAGTATTTGACAAGTCCACATTATCAAGTGCAAGTAAGATCGTTGACCTTTCAAGATACGGGATCGCTGTTGACAGCGAGAGCGCAAAAGAGCTGGTAAAGTACCTGACATTTCTGGAGTCTGAAAACTACGATAAGATCCCGGAAACCAACAGTGTCGGACGGCTGGGCTGGATCGGAGACTATGGTTTTTCCCCTTATGTGGAAGAACTCAAATACGATGGAGACCTGTCCTACAAGCACATGTTTGACAGCGTGTGCCCCCAGGGAGACTACGATGAATGGCTGAGCCTGATGCGAACAATCAGAGCAAATGGGACCATTGCCAGGATCATGCTTGCAGCGTCCTTTGCCTCTACACTGGTGGAACCGCTGGGTGGTCTTCCGTTCTTTACTCATATATGGGGCGGTACAGAGGCTGGTAAGACAGTTGGCCTGATGGCAGCCGCCAGCGTTTGGGCAAACCCATCCATGGGAAGTTACATCCACACATTCAACAGTACCTATGTAGGACAAGAAATGATGGCCGGTTTCTGCAACTCTCTTCCGCTCTGCCTGGACGAGCTGCAATGCATCAAAGAGCGGGCAGACTTCGACCGCCTGATCTATATGCTGACAGAGGGCATCGGCAAGGGGCGGGGCGCAAAGGCGGGCGGCTTACAGAGAATACAGACCTGGAAAAACTGCATTATCACAACCGGAGAGCAGCCTATCACAACTGGAGCTTCCGGCGGCGGCGCTGTGAACCGAATTGTCGAGGTCGACTGTAAAGATGAAAAGCTCTTTCAGGACCCGCAGACCGTCGCAGATGCCGTCAGACGCAACTACGGCTTCGCTGGGCGGATTTTCGTGGAGTGCCTGTCAGATTACATGGACGAGGCCAGGATGGCTTACAAAGGCTTCTATGGCGATTTACAGAGGGGTTCCAGCACAGAGAAGCAGGCAATGGCCGGAGCGATGATCCTGACAGCCGATTATCTGGCAGAGAAATGGATATTTCAAGACGGGAACGCTCTCAAAGTCAATGAGATGTGTCCATATCTGACGGACAAATCAGACGTTGACCAGAACGAACGGGCGATAGACTGGATCATGGATTTTGTGGCTTCCAATCAGTCAAAGTTTGACCCGGAAGATGAAAAAACGGAGACCTGGGGGGTACTCCGTGATGGCTATATCTGTATCATTAAATCGGTCTTTGACCGGGAGATGATGAGGGAAGGATTTAACCCGGCGTCGTTCCTGTCATGGGCAAAGCGGCGCGGAATACTCGACACGGACCGGGACTACAACACCAAAAAGAAGCTGATCGGGAAAATGCATCCTAGGTGTGTTTGCATAAAAGACAGCACTGATATTTGTGCATATTACACAGAATTGATCGATTAAAGTTCCCCGGTTCCCCGGTGTTCCCCGCTATTTCGGACACCCCTTATATATAAAATAATTTTGAGAACTTTAATTAGTTAAAGCGCTCAAAATGTTCGCTCTATATAGGAAATCTCCGTTTGACCGGGGAACCCGGGGAACCCGTTGCGGCTCTAAGGATTGCGCCGGGGAACCAACCGGGGAACCGCCGGGGAATACCGGGGAACATGAAAGGAGAAAGAAATGACATTCAGATGGGAGGAAATCGCCTCCAGAGAAGAGCCTATGCCGGACGGACTGTGCCTGTCAGAACAGAGGGCATTTCAAGCGATGGTTTTATTATACCGCAGGTTCAACACAAAAGCAATCACGCCGGAGCAGGCGTCCGTCGAGAAAAGACAAATCGGAAAGCAGATGATGGAGGAAATCGGTTCTGATAACTTCCGCGACAACACCGCCTATGAACGGGAGAAAATTTTACGGTTGTCAGAGCAAGCAAGGACACGGGCACGGAAAGAGCCTACAAAGGAAAACCTGCTTGCATTGATAGAAACTATTGACGGCATCCTGAAGAATGAACTTCAGCAGAACGTGATCCTTTCAGAACATGGTGCTAACTGCCCTTGCTGCGGGAAGTTCTTCAATCAGGATCATGCTCAGGCAAAACCGCGCTTCTGCGAGTCCTGCGGAGCGATGCTGGTGTGGTGATATGGGCGAACTTGAACAATATCTAGTCCCAATCCGGCGGTATTCGGCCAACCCCTGCATGGATTGCTGCTGTCCGATCAGCCAGTGTCCCTGGCTGCGTGAGGAAAAGCCAGTACCGGGCTGGACGGCCAAGAAACGGACGTTTGTTGTTGGGAGAAACCGGGGCGGGCGGAAAACATGGGTGACTACATACGCCATCGAGAGCTGCCCGCTGGAAAGGAAGAGAGCATGATGGATGATACAAAGCGCGCCCTGCTGGGCGACCACGAGGCGGCGAAGCGGCTGAAGGAGCAGGGGGTGCTGCTGCCGTGTCCGATGTGCGGTGGTGAAGTCAGACTTAGGAGAGTATCCAGTTCTTATACTACTTCCCCGACCACAATTATGGACAAATGGACAGTAGAATGTCCAAATGGATGTGTTCGCAATAATGCTTATGAAAGTGAAATATTCCAGGATGAAAAAGGTAAGGTCATCATCAAGAACAACGGAGCCGATGAAGCCCGCCTCGCCTGGAACACCCGCGCACCGATTATGAGCGCGGAGGAGATGGAGATGCTGGATGCCAAAGATTGAACTATATCACGATAATTTTCAAAACTTCAAGCGGTACAACATCCCAAAGGCCCAACTTGTGATTGCAGATATCCCGTATAACATCGGAGCGGATGCCTATGCCAGCAATCCCATGTGGTATCAGGGCGGAGACAACAAAAATGGGGAGAGCAAACTGGCAAAGCAGAGTTTCTTCCACACAGATGGGACATTCAAAATTGCGGAATATATGCATTTTTGCAACCGTCTCTTGAAAAAAGAGCCAAAAGAAAAGGGACAGGCCCCGGCCATGATTGTATTCTGCGCATTTGAACAGATGCAGACAGTGATTGACTATGGAAAGCGATATGGCTTTTTACATAACTATCCCCTGTTCTTCGTCAAGAACTATTCCGCGCAGGTTTTGAAAGCCAATATGAAGATCGTTGGTGCCACAGAGTTTGCCATCGTGTTGTACCGAAACAAACTGCCAAAATTCCGCAATAACGGCCATATGGTATTTAACTGGTTTGAATGGCACAGGGACAGTGCCAAGGACTACCCCAAAATCCATCCAACACAAAAGCCCGTTGGATTGCTGAAGCGGTTAATCGAAGTCTTTACAGATCCAGGGGATATTGTGGTTGACCCGTGTGCTGGTAGTGGGGCCACCCTTCGGGCCGCTTATGAGCTGGGGCGAAACTCTTATGGGTTCGAGGTTGACCGGAATTTCTATCAAAAGGCAGTAAAAGAAATGATTAAACCGGCGACAAGAGCGCCAGAGTTTGAGAAGATGGAGATACTGGAGGGGATGAAATGACGCAAAAGTATGTGAATTTCTCACACCTGATAGATTTTCTGAAATCTTTATCCTTGAATAGGGATGTGAACAAAGACCCTTATATGGACAATGTGCTTTTGAATATGCGCCAAATCCTTGAGTTAGACATCCACAATCCGTGTCTGTTTCACTATATCGAAGTAGGCGGATGTGATGATTGCAGATGGCGGAATAGGCCACAAAAGTGCGCTTGTTGCCGTAGAAATTTGCACATTAAAGACTGCTACGAAAAGGAGGCCCACCCATGATGACGCGGGAAGAAGCGATTAAGCTATTGAAGCAGTACCAGGGCTATGATCCGATGTTCCCAGATGGAGAAACGCTAAAGCATGCCTTTGACCTAACGGACGAAACCGTTGACACCCTTCTCACCGCCCTCCGCCCCGTCAGCAGGGAGCGGGTGGAGAAGGTGTTTCCGGGGTGTCCTTATTGCAAGCCAGATTCTGAGGGATATGTGCAAAAATTTGGGGCATACAGCATCCTGAACGGGGAATTGAAAACAGGGCACTGTAAGCCACAGAAAATCAGTTTTTGCCCGCATTGTTCCCGCCCGCTGACGGACGAGGCCGTGGAGATGGTGATGAAAAGGATGGAGGTCCTGAACGATGCGGATTGAGCGCAAGCGCTATGTGGTCATGCGGAAAAACAGAACAGAGGTCTGGTGCGGTCTAGCAAAGCATTTTAGTTTTCGTCCCATATCGGAAATAAAAGACGTTTCCGTCAAGACATATCGTTCTGAGGCGCAAGCTAGAAGCGGCTGTTCTTCATGGGACAGAGATTTTGAGGTCGTTCCGGTAATTGAGACGATTGCGACTGAGGAGGCGCTGAAAAATGGAAGTACGACCGATTGACGGAAATATACTACGGAAATGGTGCGAAAAGATAATTGACCAAGCGTGCCATCCAGCAACCGTGCAGATCGGGGAGGTATTTCTGGACAAGGTGCGCTCTATGCCCACCCTCACCCCGACGAACGAACCGCTGACGCAGGCAGACCTTGATAGCATGGACTATGACAAGGTATGGATTGACTATGGAGACGACGGAGAGTGGGCACTGGTGGTAAGTGGCCGGATCTATTCCCTGGCGGTCCTGGAGGGGGCCGGGTTCGAGGACATCTTGCGGGACGAGGTAGACGGTGAGACCATGGATCGCCCCAGTGGAGACTATGCCGTCTACCGCCGCCCGCCGGAGGGATAAGCATGATAAGCCAAAACGATGTTGAATACTTGAAAGACATGGTCGAACGTGGCGAAATGACCGCAGATGAGGCAAATGTGGAAAAGGTGCTCACCCAGCGGGTGCTTGTCATTAAGTCTTTGCCGAAATCAGTGAGAACCGCCTTAAATGCGGCGGTGCGGAACGGGAAACTGCGGCACAAAAATAAAGATGGCCACAAGCCGGAAGTATATTACCACCCAAACTTCGAGTATTTGGCCAACGCAGAACGGAGGAGAGTGGAGAGAGAAACGCTATCGGCGTTGATTGGGGTTATTGCCCCGCCGGAGGGAGAGGAGGACGCATGAAACCGATTTGTATTACTTGCAAAGCTGATTGCCATAACGCCGGGACAACCTCCAAAATTGTGGATTGCTCACAGTACAAACCGGGGCGAGTTTTGACCAACGCAGACCGGATCAGGGCCATGACCGACGAGGAGTTGGCAAACTTCATTCCAGATTGGAGCTATACAAAAGCCTGTAAATGCGATGAGCAAGAATTTATCGGCTGTGACAATCAGTGTGAGAAATGCGTTTTTGAATGGCTCCAGCAGCCAGCGGAGGAGAACACCTGATGGACTACGAAAAGCTTGTGGCTGACTTAAGAGACTGGTTGCCACCGGAAAGTGAGAAAATCCCATACGGAGAACTAGTCGGCGCGCCATATCCATACAACCTGCAAGGCCCATTGGTGTATGCTGACGAGGTATGTAACTTAGTGGAAGAAGCTGCGGATGCTATCACTGCCCTGTTGGATGAAAACGCTAAACTGAAAAATAGGAAATCAATGTGGAGGAAACTGTTGGAGGCGGTTAAAAGCGCCTTTGGCTGGGGGGACAAAGGAGAGGAGAACACTGATGGACTACGAAAAGCTGATTGAGCAGCTGAACAGATATTTTGAAGGGAAGGACCTGAAAAGAGGTGTTGCGCTTGACACCGCCACCGCCCTCTCCACACTCCAGGCCGAAAACAAGAAGCTGCGGGCCGAGCTGGAGCAGGTGAAGCGGGAGAGGGATGCGGCGGTCAGTGATCTGACATTTGTGGTGAATCAATATCGGCTGGAGACAACAGGAATAGACCTTTGCGGACTTTGTGAGTATGATTTGCCACCAGTAGGGGAAAATGGACAAACCGCAGAATGCCCCGGATTTTATGTGGACGATTGCTTTAAGTGGCGCGGCCCGGAGGAGGGGTGAGCATGGAGAGACTGACATACTGGTGTGACAATGGGCATGGTGGTGGAAAATGGTTTGTAGCTATCGATGCCGAAGGAAGAGAAGATTACGGGCCGCACGTTGACCGCCTCGCAGCCTACGAGGACACGGGGCTGGAGCCGGAAGAAGTTCGCCGCTGTCTGGAGTTTGAGGACATCTGCCTGGATGAGTACATCAAGTATGAGAGACTGCATGAACTGGCCCAGGCGGACAGAGAGGGGAAACTCCCAAAGTACACCATAGGCGATACAGTCTATGACCGCTTTGGAATGGCATGGACAGTAGACAGCCTTGAATATGTCCAATGTACTTATGAGAAAAAGTGGTTGTATCGTTGCGGGCACCCTGGAACAGACGATTATAGAGGCTTGTATCAGGATGAAGTTTTGACTCGCGCCGAGGCTGCGGCCGCACTACGGAGGGAGCAGGAATGACCGAGATTGACGCAACCTTGCAAGTGATTGCGATTGCTTTGTTTCTGTTGCTACTTTTCAAGGATATGAGCGGGCAGGATCAACTGCGAGGAATTAAGGAAGAATTAAAGCGGATCGCTGCCGCGCTGGAACGGAGGGAGCAGGATGGAGAATAATACTGTACCGCCGCTGTACCCTGCTGGACTTGTCGAACAGCAATTAGGGATTAGAACTGATTGCTACAACCATTCCTGCCCGTTCAGAGTGAATGACACCAGCCGTTCCAACCGGTGCGAGTGTATGGCATGCCCGAATCGGTGTACAGGGGATTTCTCTATAACCTGGAACCGGACGCTGACGGATGAAGAGATGGGAATCATTAAGCGGATTGCAGATGACCACGAACGGAGGTGGAGCGAATGAGTGAATACATCGATAGGGCGGCTCTTAAACAAGAGCTTGCCCCATATGAGGAAAACGACTTTTCCCAGCAGATGGATGTGATACTGGCTATTGTAGACGCACAGCCCACCGCCGACGTGGTGGAGGTGAGGCATGGGATATGGGAAAAGTTTTCGACTGCAAGCGGAATCGTATCAAGAGTCAGGTGCTCTGTTTGCGCTGGAACACAGCCTCTAACATTTGAGAGTATGCCATACTGCCCCAACTGCGGCGCTCGCATGGACAAGGAGGACGAGCATGAGGCTGGTTGATGCAGATGCATTAGTTAAGGATATGGTAGAGTGCTGTAATAGATCGCAATTTGGAAGATCGACAGCAAAAATGTGTGTTAAGCGTGCCCCAACCATTGATCCTGTCCACGCCGCTGGTGGGTGCTATTGCAGGGAGTGTATGTATGCAGAACATTTGCTTAACGGAGCCGGAAAACGTTACGAGCTTTGCAAATATGAGGATGTAGATGGCGTGAGATGGCCGGATGATTTTTGCAGCGTTGGGAAGAGGAAGGAGGATGACCATGACTAAGTACTGCGCCACCTGCGCTTGGTACGAGGACTATCAGGGCGTGTGCTTCAACGGGGCCAGCGAGTATCGGGCGGATTTTACGGAGCCGGAGGACTGCTGCGAGGAATGGGAGGAAAAGGAGGATGGCCATGAAGTTTCGGAACCCTGAGACGGGGGAAGTGTACGATGCAGACGATGCACTTGATTCCGTTTTTGAATGTAACTGTTGCAATCCGGGGACATGCCCTATTGGAAAAGAAGTTGATGTTCGTTTGGAGGAGACCAACATGGACAAGCCGAGAATTTGCGAGGTGCTGGGGGTTGAGGTAGATGAAGAATTTGGATATGATTTCGGAGAAAATCAGGTGAATAGAGGATGGTTCAAAATCGGAGCAGACGGACAACGATATTATAAAACAGGAGACTTCTGGAACCTTTGCTACAATGAAGAAGATTTGATTGCGATCATCAACAACCCCGACCGCATCATCCGCAAGCCCCGCTGGACGGAGCAGGAGGTGGAGGATGCTAAGTACACAAAGCGTATTCTGGGAGTTGATGTGGTAAGCAGAAATGGATATGGCAGCGGATTAGTTGCCAGTCGGAGCGATGGAAGTGTTTCTATCGTAATAACCCGAGAGTTGTTCTCTTCCCTCCTCCCCGGCGAAACCGTCACCCTGGACGAGATCATCGGAGGTGCCCAATGAGAGAAATCCTTTTCAAAGCCAAGCGGCTGGATAATGGAGAATGGGTGGAAGGGTATTACATAGGCCCAATAGGTGTGCTTGATGTACATGAGATTTGCGATGTTCATGATATTACAGGACCGCGTGTCGAAGTTGACCCCTCCACGGTCTGCGAGTACACCGGCCTGACCGACAAGAACGGGAAGAAGATTTTTGAGGGGGATATCATCCGCTGGACGAACTGGAAGGGCGAGCAAAAAGAAGCCCCCGTATGCTATGACCCAGAGTGGAACAGATTTTGTGTTTGGCTGAATGGCGCTGAAAGTATGGGCGTAAACAAGCACCTTTCAACGAGCGGAATTGAGATCATCGGCTCCATCCACGACGGGGAGGGGGGCAATCATGCTTAAGCTAAAGAACTGCCCGCATTGCGGCGGAGAAGTAATGCTCTGTAAACTGAATACTATGGTTTCTGTTGCAGAGTTTTCTATCGTATGCACAGAGTGCGGACTAGAAACGCGCATTTATGCAAACCCGATGGCGAATTGCTGCTTTGATATGGGCAAAGCGGTCAGGAGCATCACCGAAAAATGGAACAGGCGAGACGGGGAGGGCGGACAGCATGAGGGAGGTAGACAATGACCGAAACCGAAGTGATCTCTATTGATCGTCACGGCCAGCGGAAGGAGTATCCGTCGATCAAATCTGCAGCAGAGGATGTTGGTGTTCGCCCCTGCCAGATTTCCACCGCCTGCGTTACCGCCCACCGCTGCGCGGGACGGTGGTGGATTAAGAAGGAGGATATGGATGGTTCGTAGATACCATTTCCCTGGTGATATGTATTCTGATGCGCAATGGGAGTGGATATCGCTCAAACGCGCAGAGGGGTACTCCATGCGGCAGCTATCAACTTTCTTGGGGCTTAACACGGATGCGATTTTAACGGCGTTGCGGGTCCGAGGATTAGCACCGCAGGAAAGACCGACAGAGCCGCTTAACAGAGACGAGTTTAACGCATTGGCGGAGGTGGATGATGCCAGATAATATTACAGCAGCTAGAATTTGCCCTAATTGCGGCAAAGAGGGAGTCGTATATGAAAGTCGAACAGTTATGGGAGGTAAAATAGAACGTCACAGGAAATGTAAATTTTGTGGAGAACGATGGGCCACAATTGAGAAGTATTACCGGCCAATCAAAAAAATCATGGACTAGAGGTTGACAACTAGAATATCATGATATATGATTTAATGGGAATTTATAAGAAAAAATGAAATATAGTAATCCTACATGGGAGCCTTACTTCAAAGACATCGCTCCTATTCTATCAAAACTCTACTTTATGACCAACTCAGGAACTATCAAATACATTGTGGCGACTATGATTTTCAAGAGGATGGGTTGGATGGAATGGAGAAACGGGAATGGAGTCTTATGACAACAAGAAGAAAACTTTTGAATCTTTAGCAAGAGAATTACGGTTCATTCGGTTGATGATCTCACATACGCTTTGCGACAATGAGTTTAATAAGGAACTTGGAAAAACAAGACTGTCTGGGCTATCGAAGGCAGAGAAATGGGTTTCGGAAGTAATTTCAAAGGCTGATGAGCGATATGCAAGGACAATTGCGCCAGATGGACCAGATATTTTCTATGGATTATATAAAGCGGACTACATCAACGAAAAAGCCAATGAAATGTTTGCCGCTCTAAAAAATGGAGGTGACAACTCTGAACAAGAATGATACGACTATGGAGCAGGGGAAAGAACTTGTTAAGCGCAAGATGAAACCCCGTGGCGGGAACTCTCCTGTGATTGGAGATAACGGGGTACATACTCAGCCCGGCGACAATGCTAAGTATGCTGGAGTGCTTGCGACTATCCTTAGTTGGGGGGATGTTGATAAGTCCGATATTCAAGCTCTGGAAGATAGGTTCTGGAAGTTCGTTAACTATTGTTCGGAGCATGATGTTAGAGTGACCAATCAAGTAACATACCTTGCACTTGGCTTGAACAAAGATGAAGTGTATGATTGGGAAAATGGGCGTTCACGCAGCTCTGCGCACTCCGAATTCATTAAAAAAGTTAAGAAATTTTGCGCCGCTTACCGCGAAATGTTGGGCGCTGACGGCAAGCTAAATCCGGTAACTTTAGTATGGTGGCAAAAGAACTATGACGGCCTTGTGGACAAGTCCGAGGTGGTCCTTACTCCCAATAATCCGCTAGGGACTATCACCGACCAAAAGCAGCTTGAAGAGCGGATCGCCGGGTCTGTGGTGGTGGAGGAGTAGCGACTATGGCAATGACTGTCACTCACGACTATGCCAGCGACTATGGCGGGGAGCCCAGCGACTATCAAACGACTATGAGCGAAAATCTGTCAGAAACTATCGACTATGAAAGCCTCACGCGCGGGAAGCTTCGCCCGCTGAAAGCTACTGAGCCGTTCATGCTGTCATTCTGGAACATGGACCCGCCCCCCGATCTGGCCGCAACGCTGAAAGCTGGCGTGATTAAATGCCGCGCTGATGGGGAGCCGCCCCGCGCGGAGTATATCGGCGGGCAGTGCGACGGCCCCCGCTGCGCCTAGTGGGATGCTGACAAAGAGCGCTGCGCCGTCCTCTACCTGGCCCGCAACAAATAACAATACCCCGGCTTGCTCCTGATGGAGTGGGCCGGGGTTGCTTTATGCCTTGTGTGGCGCTGTGCGGGCCACTGTGGGCCGTTTTGGTGAGTGGGAATATAAGGACGCTACAGGACGGCAAGGCCGCCTTGCGGGCCTGCAAATGGCCTTTACTGAGGCTTTGCGTTTTACCTCTCTCCTGCCCCGCTGGATACGGGCGCAAAAATGCCGCCTGCTGACCATAGGAGGCCACACAAGCGGCGGGAAGCTACTGGAGGGCATATAAGGACATGAGCAAAAGAAAACCCGCCCCAGGAAGCCTCGGGGCGGGCAGTATTATGCTAATATCTCAATTACAATCGGGTCATGTATGACGATCTCCCCAGCGTCCTCGCCGTAGTCCCACGCGTTGCCAGCAATGACGGCCACATAATCGCCATAATAGTAGCCGTGGCGCTGCGCCGCGTCGACGGAGTCCCAGCGCATAGCAGACACGCCGGGCAGCTCCTCGCCGGTGTCGTCTCCGTTGTACCAGACGTGGGAGCGGTGGGCCATAGGGCCGAGGGCAAATGGAACGTCTTGGACGCGGGCGCCCACGGCCTCATAGTCATATAACGCGCTGGAGGCTATATCCTTAACGCGCTGGATCATGTCGGGGGCTAGTCTCATGTATAACACCTCTTGTTAATTGTATCGCGCCCGCTCGGGACCGTCAAGATTTTTTGGCAAGCTCCCATATCACCATAAGCGGGAGCAGCAGGATAAACAGGACAATCAAGCGGAGATCACCTCCTCCCCATTTTGCAGGAATAACGGCGGATCATCAAGCGGACAATCATATTGTACTTGATCGCACATGTGGCGCTCTGAGCATTGGCTGCAGTCTATCCGGCCCCAGTCATCCGGGTTGTGCATATTAAGCATTTTCGTTCCCTCCATTCTCCCGGCGGGCGGGTCAAGCCCGGATATCCTCCATGTAGATTGTTACTTTTTCCATGCCGTCCGGCAAAGCCTCAATGTTATAATGCGAGTATTTGCTATCCCCGGACGCAAAGCGCAAAATCGTGTTGCCATAGTGGTTATATGTTTCCAAGTGGTGCTTTTTCGCAAATTCTGCAATCTTCCAGGCCGGGACAAAATTCTTCCCGGCTGGCTGGACAAAATCAAAATAAGTTATCATTGTGCGGCCCTCCTTACCCGATTTTATCGGCCATTTCCCGGTAGTTGTACGGGACATATACATTTTTAGCGTTGGGGTTCGGACGGTAAATTGTGGCCGTCTGCCCGTCGTCAGTTATATAGCAATCAACATATTCCCCATTGCAGAGGGAAACAAACCGGCGCGCATTTTCTGGGATTTCGTCAAGGCTCCAAAAATATGGGCCGTCTGTAACGCGCTTTTCGCAGCACATGGCGGTAATTACCCGCCCTTTTCCGGCGGCCCGCATATCGTGAAGTTGTGTATATTTGGGGTTAATTTTGAGGCCATAGATAGCCAGGAAACGGCGGAATCCGTTGTCTGTGCGGTAGGCTGTCCAGGCCATACAATCGCGCTGCACAACGTATTTATAGCCGCATTCGCTGGTTTTGCCGTCGAGATAGATTGTAATGTTGATCATTGCGTTTTCCTCCTTGTCATGGAGGGGCCGCCCCTGGTATAATGGGCTTGCCCCGGTTTGGTTGGTTCCTACTGGGGTTCTCTTTGCCCTGGTCACTATTGCGAGTAGTGGCCGGGGCTTTTATTGTGGCTTCCAACGACCGCCCGTAGGCGGTTTCGGCCGGTTGCCGTCCGGCTCTCATCAGGTGGGGTTATCCTTGGCGGCTTGCCCAGTGTTCAGCGTCATCAGAAGTGGTTGTCTCATAGACAACGGCGTTATTGTGCCAGACTTGCCAAACAAAAGTTGACCGATTATAGATAACGGTATAGCTTCTCGGGTTCATTTTCTTATCCTTTCTGCCCTCGTGACCTCCGGGGCGGGCCATTGGCCGTTATCCTCTCTCGTACCACGCCACGATGTTGTAATTTTTGTCTCCGCCCAAGCCGGGGATGTAGCCGTAGTTCTCTCTCATCGCCTTGAGATAGGCTGACATCTCGCTATCGGTTCTAATCATGTTGTATTCCTGGCGGATGCCCTTTCCGCTTTCTAAAACGTGGAACAGATGCTTTTTCATTTCCTTTCCCTCCCGGCCTGTGGCCTGTCGTGGTTGTTTTCTGGCTGCCCGGCCTCCTGGGCGGCCTGTATTGTTTTTGTTCTGGTGTTAGTATAATACTATGATAATAGATATGTCAAGAGAAATTATCTATTTTTATAGATTTATTTTCTTTTGAAATAGTAAAATAATTGAAACAAATATTCTTTTTGTTCAATTTTGCTTTGCGGTATCTCTTAATATCATATATAAGGGGCACCGCTAACCGGGCACCCCCGGGGGATAGGCCGGAGCCGCTATCCCCCGCCTCAGTCTCTCTACCACCGAAAAAATAAAAAAGTCACTTGACATTACTAAGAAGTTAGTATATACTAAAAACATAGTAAACACATGGAGGAATAGACCATGAGATCAATGAAAGTTGGGGACGCAATTAGAGAGATGATTTCGCTGCGTCATACTTCGCAAAAGGCATTAGCTGAAGAGCTGGGGTATAAAACGTATAGCTGCTTATCGACGCCAATTAAGAAAAATGAGATTAAGGTTTCGACGCTTTTAAAGTTTGCGGATGCTCTCGGATATGATCTTGTATTGGTGATGCGAGACACCGTGGATGGCTACCCCAATATAAAAATTAAGCCGAACGATAAAAAAGAAGAATCCTAAAAATCCGCGCAAAACAAAAAAGGAGATGATGCTCCTTGGAAGTAAGGAAGGATTTAACTGGGCAACGGTTTAGCCGATTGGTCGCTATCCGACCCGTCAGAAAGCGGGTGAATAATGACCGGCATACAATGTGGTTCTGCAGGTGCGATTGTGGTAGTGTAGCGGTTATTTCTACAAATAATTTAATACAGCAGACGGTTTCCTGCGGATGCGTGTCAAGAGGTCCAAAGATAGATGATACGGTTAGGGCGGTTTGCCCTGGATGTGGGGAAAAGTTTGATATTGAATTGAACGGACAAAAAACTCCACAATTCTGTCCCGATTGCTCAAGAATATATACAGGTAATAGCTGGAAGGTGTGTCCAGTTTGCAGAAAACTATTCAAATCGTTTCCGAGCGCAAAAAAGACGACGTGTTCGGAAGAGTGCAGCAAAAAATGGGGGAATTATATAAGAACCGGGAGAAGGTTCAAGTGGAGTGAAAAATCAAAGAAAGCGGCGCGAGAAAGCGGGCTTTGGGACGATATGGACGAGGCTGCGGCGCGGGCGAGGGCACGGAAAGTTGGAGACCCCAGGTTTGAGCGGACAGAAGAAAACATAACATCAAAAATATGGGTTCTTGTAGATCCATCTGGGAATGAACATATAGTTCGGAATTTGAAGCTATGGGCAAGCGAAAATTATGAAAAGTTTGGGAAGGATGACTCTGAAAGGTCTATCAAACAAATAGCGCAAGGGTTTTATATGATTGCATTATCGTTAAGAGGGAAGAAAGCACCTCCAAGACTAACATACTTTGGTTGGACATTGAAGGATTTGCCAAGAGAGCTGGAGGATGATAAAGATGGACTGGATCAAATGCACTGATAGGATGCCACCAGACATGGAGCCGGTGATGGTGACAGCCTTTCATAGAGGATTTGTTGTAGACGCAGAACCCGGTGAAAAATTTGTGTCTCACGATGTAAGGTGGAATGAAAAATTGCAGGCGTGGGAAGTACAAGAGTGGAATATTTGCGAAATGGAATGGACGACATGGCATGATTTAGAGGTTACTAACTGGATGCCATACCCTGAACCGGCGGAGGATTGATGATATGCACAAACTGACGAACAAGCAGTACGAGGAATACATGAAGATGATCCGGGATAAGGAAGAAGGGCGACTGCTCACCCCTGATGGCTTACGGATGATATGTTCGGCAAACAAGTATGACCCGGAGAAGATAGGGCTTCACATGCTGGCGGTGTTGGCGAATTGGAATAAGGTGGATGTATAGGAGGTAAAATGAGAGAAGTTGCAGGGGAATATAATACCGCTAAGATTTTTACAGATGTTGTTGACGATGCTTCCATTGCACAGGTTAAGGAATTGTGCGATCAAGAGTTTTGCACTGGAAGTAGAATTAGACTGATGCCTGATATTCATGCTGGAGCTGGATGTACTGTTGGGACTACAATGACAATCAAGGATAAGGTTGTGCCAAACCTTGTCGGGGTTGACATTGGCTGCGGAATGGAAACCGCTAAAATCAAAGAATCCAATCTTGATATGGAACGGCTTGACAATGTTATTCGAGAGAATATACCGGCAGGGTTTGAAATAAGGTACAATGCACACAGGTATTTTGACCGAGTAGATTTATCGGCTTTGCGCTGTGCGGATAAAGTTGACTTAGAAAGAGCGAAAAAAAGCGTCGGGACATTGGGCGGCGGCAACCACTTCATCGAAGTTGACCGGGATGAACAAGGGCGACTCTACATCGTAGTTCATTCTGGCAGTAGGCACTTGGGATTGGAAGTTGCAAAGTATTATCAAGAGGCTGGATACAAAAAATTATCCGACAAAAACGATGGCCTTGAAAAACTAATAGAAGAATTAAAAGCTGCTGGTAGACAGAGCGAAATCCAACAGGAAATCAAAAGATACAAGTCTGAATATAAATGCGATATTCCTAAGACGCTTGCCTATGTTGACGGGGCTTTATTTGATGACTACATTCACGACATGAAAATAGTCCAAAGGTTTGCTGAAATTAACAGGCAGGCTATGATAGACGGGATCGTGTCTGGAATGGGAGTTCATGTTGAAGATCAGTTTACGACAATTCACAATTACATTGACACTGACAGCATGATACTTCGTAAGGGTGCTGTATCTGCCAAAAGCGGTGAGGTTTTGCTTATACCTATTAACATGAGGGACGGAAGCATTATCGGAATTGGCAAAGGAGATGAAGATTGGAATTGTTCCGCTCCGCATGGTGCTGGACGCTTAATGAGCCGGGCGAAGGCTAAAGAGAGGTTTACCGTTGCAGAATTTGAGAAGCAGATGAGCGGAATTTATACCACATCAGTCAATCAGGAAACGCTTGATGAATGCCCGATGGCTTACAAGAGTATGGAAGTAATCACGGAGAATATAGAGCCAACAGTTAAAATTTTGAAAATCATCAAGCCAGTATATAATTTTAAGGCTGGTGGAGATTAAATATTGCACCCCGCCACAGGGCGGGCGTATATAGTGCCAAGTGCCTCTCCAAATGGAGCGAACAGTGCCAAGTGCCTTTTATCTTACGGGATAGGAGGCACTTTTTTCATGTCGAAAATGTATCTGAATGAGAAGCAGGAAAAGGAACTTAACTATGTTGATAGGATGGGGCTTGCATATTGTAGGCTAAATAGCTGGGAGTGGGATGAGATTATAGGTCCGAAGCCAGATGGATTTGACGAGTTGCCTTGGTATGACAACAGAAAATTCAAAAAGTTTCGTAAAAAAATCAGGACAAAATCAGATTATTTAACTCCTGCCATTGAAGGGATCAAATCAATCATCGGAGAGGCAAACATAAGCAGATGCTGGTGGAAATTTGAACTTGGAAAAACAGAAGAAGAATGGCGTCAGTGGTATGTAACGGAGGCGTTTAGAAATGGAGATTAAAAGCCTTGTGGAGAAAGCATTTCAGCGTAATCTATCCGACCCATCTGCGCTATCCGACGCATTTGATTCAATCAGACTGTTGGAACCAGAAGATTTTACGCTGGCACATGAGCGGAACAAGGAGGTGCGGAGGCTATCTGCGAGATTCGCCACAGAACAAAAAAGCCTCCGTATGTTCGAGTTGAACAAGCGGAGCCTGCTATTTGATGCACCGTATGATTTTGACTGCTTTCTTCGTTATATTGAGTGGAACAGGCCAAATGACAAGCGGTTTTATTTGCCACGGAGGAAAGTTCTTCTCCCCATCGTAAATGCGTTTCAACAAGTGGCGGACGGAGAACTGGATTTGCTAACAGTCAGCCAGCCTAAGAGAACTGGAAAGACCACGCTCGGGTTAATGTTCGTTCTGTTCCGCGCAGGTCAACACCCTGGAGGATCTTCAATCTGTTCCGGTGCCGGGAACGATCTGGTGAAGTCCTTCTATACTGGATGCTTGGACATTCTGCAAAAGCCGGAGGAGTATCTGTACTATGATGTGTTCCCGAAAGCAAGGCTTGCAGCTACCAACGCGGACGAAAAGACCATCCACCTCGAAAAGAAAAAGCGGTTTGCCACCATCACTTGCCGGAGTATCGACGGTGCTCTAACCGGTTCCACAGAGTCTACACCAGAAGGTGTAATGTACCTGGATGATCTTGTGTCTGACGAGCTGGAGGCGAACAACAGAAACCGCCTTGACACTTTGTGGGATAAGGTGCGCGGCGATTTGCTGGGCCGCCGTTTGGAAGGGTGTCCGATTGTGGCACAGGGAACACGGTACAGTCTGTATGACCCGTTGGGACGATTGCAGGAAATAGCTCCTACAATGGGATGGCGCACAAAGGTCGTGGAGATTCCGGCCCTCGACCCGGTTACTGATGAAAGCAATTTTGAGATTGTTTTGAATGGAAAACCGGCGTTCACAACGGAGTATTATAGGCATGAACGAGAGCTTGTAACACCTGTTCAGTGGGCCAGCCAGTTTCAACAGGAGCCGTTTGAGGCAAAGGGGCTTCTGTTTCCAGAGAATGAATTGAACCGCTATTTTGAGTTGCCCGTTGACCATGAGCCGGATGCTATTATTTCTGTCTGTGATACAGCAGAAGGTGGCGGAGACAGCGTTATGATGCCGATTGCATATATCTACGGCGAAGATGCATTTATTGAGGATTGTGTATTTGATAACAGCACTCCGGAGGTGACGAAACCGCAATGCGCTAAAAAGCTGGTAGAACACAAAGTTTCGGTTGCCACCTTTGAGAGCAACAACGCAGGAACTTACTTTGCCCGTGATGTTGAAGAACTGGTCAAAAAAATGGGCGGTCGAGTGAGCATAAGAACACGGCGTACTATCAGCAACAAACAGACACGCATTGAAATGGCCTCTGACGGAATTTTGAAGTACTTCTACTTCAAGGATAAGTCTCTATATAAACCGTCCGATCAATACGGCCAGATGATGCGTGAGCTGGTGACATACACCAGAACTGGAAAGGTGAAGCACGACGACAGCCCTGACGGGTTAAGTCTCCTTGAAAATGAAATTCGCAACTTAACCTGGGGGAAAGCAGAGGTATTTAAGCGGCCATTTTAAAATCTCGAATAATCCATTAGACACATATAGATATATAGGTTGTTATCTTAACAACGATTGATGTATAATATATTTGGGTAAACATAATTATCCAATTTCCCTCCCCTTTCGGGCTGTGACCAACCGCGGCTCTAAAGGACAACCCACTCCCCCGGCGGGGTATCTAGTAAGCAGATATTAAACAGAAAGGAGAGCCTCTCTTGTACGTTTCCTGCCGGGGGACTCCCTTCACGTTAACCTGCTCCAGAGTTTCGCAATCGAAGCCGACATGCGGAGCAGATAACGACTGAGCGGTGGCGGAATAGACACGAAAGTGGGTGTGTGTCACTTGCGGGAAACTGCGGGTGGCCTATGCCAGTAGACGCACCGATAAATCGTAGGACAGGGCAACGAGGTTTATACGCGTCCCTGTATGTGAGGTGCAAATCCTCACCCGCTCAATATATGCCGCACGGTCGAAGCCAGCCCACCTTTCGGGCCAGAGAGGGTCGCGCCCTCCATGCGGCGAAACTTCGCCCATTGCGGGCATTAAACAAACTGCTCCGATGGCCAAGGAGCTGACTGTGGAAAGACACTATACCGACAGCCCTAATGCGTCTGACGGGATCGGAGAAGTTACTAGACGCCCGCCTGTCATGGAGGCGGAAGCGGTGGCAGCTATGACCTGCCCCGGCGCTATCCCGCTGAAAACTGCCTGCACTGTGATGTCCTGAAAAGGTAGCAGTTAGGGTGTGACAATTTAAGCGGAACAGTGCATATGTGATACTCGGAGTTATAGGCAGATGGATTATCCGAGTTAAACGTCCTCTGCCACAATTGTTTCAATATGCCTCCCCTCGCCGCATGAGGCGGGCGGTGGCACCAAAGATTGAAAGGAGTCGCCCAACCAAATGAAGATTGACATTTACTGCCCTGTCTGTGCCGCCGCCGGTATCAATCATGGAAAAGGGCGGCTCTTGATGCAGGTGGATAGCAAAACAAGGGGTATAGTTTATCCATACTGCAAGGCTTGCAAAAAAAACATCAAGATCGAGTTAAATGGCGATAAAAGCGCCTGAGAATTATAGTTTAGTGCCAAGTGCCAGGCCACTAGCTGGCCTCTAAGAGTGCCAAGTGCCGATCAGTTACCGAGGAACCCTCGGTAGTTGGTCGGCATTTTTGTTGTTCTGGAGGTGACAAGGTGACGGAGAACGATACTGTTCGGGCTATATCCGAGTGGCCGGTCGATAGTCTGACCGGTCGGCGCAAAATCTACACCGCAAAAAAGAAAGTCACCCCGGAAAATGTGGTGGAGGTGCTGGGCAAAGCGCTGGCAATACACAGGATCAACAGAGCGGAAACAGTCTACTTGTATGACTATTACAAAGGGAAACAGGATATTCGACTGAAAGATAAAATCGTCCGCCCGGAAATCAACAACAAGGTCATGATAAACCGAGCGAACGAGATCGTAACCTTCAAGACGGCTTATCTGCTGGACGGGCCAATCCGTTATGTGTCTAACGGTGGAAAGGATGATGTTTCTGTCAGTGTGAACACGCTCAATGAGTATATGCGCTCTGAAAGCAAGGACACACTGGACAAGGAATTAGCGGACTGGATGCACATTTGCGGCGTAGCGGTACGCATGGTACTCCCTGACAAAGCTGGTGAGGAGGACGGTTCCCCGGCATCCATCTACACACTCGACCCGCGAGCGGCGTTCTGCATTTACCATAGCGGCGTAGGGCAGAAAAAGGTCGCTGGTGTTCTGGAACAGGTAGACGAGGAGGGCCAGCCATACTTCTGCGTTTACACTCCTGAATGGTATTTCGAGGTGCAGAACGGCCAGATCACTAAGCAGGAGGGCCGCACCATCCCCTATATCCCCATTGTGGAGTATGTGAACAACGATGCCCGGATGGGAGCCTTTGAGCCAGTCATTCCTATCCTGAACGCTATCAATATGATTGAGTCCAATAGGTTGGACAGTATTCAGGATTTCGTCAACGCTTTTGACGTCTTCCAAAACTGTGAGTTGGAGAACGGCCAGTACAAAGAACTGGCAAAGGGCGGCATGGCAATCACCATCAAAAGCATTCAGGCCGGAATGGAGGCCAAGGTCTACCGCATTGCCTCTGAACTGAACCAGACCAACACGCAGACCATTGTGGATGACCTGGAAGATGCTTACCTGACCATCTGCGGAATGCCAAACCGGAACGGCGGTTCCTCCACCAGCGATACTGGGCAAGCTGTCATTTATCGGGACGGTTGGTCCGCAGCCGAGAGTCGGGCCAAGGACACGGAAAAGACCTGGGAGCGGGCAGAGCGAGAGTTTTTGAGGCTGGTGCTGTATATCTGCCGGGAGACTGGAGATTTAGGCTTGCAGCTATCCGACATTAAGCCGGAGTTCACTCGGAAGAACCTATCCAACATCCAGTCCAAGGCGCAAGTGCTGGCGGAGATGCTGAACAACAGCAAGATTCATCCGAAGCTGGCGTTCCAGTATAGCGGGATGTTCAGTGACCCCGAGGAAGCATACAGAATTAGCGCACAGTATGCAGAGGATCAGCAGCGCAAATTGCAGCGGAGTTTGAGGGATGAACTAAATGCCGACAGAAACGAACCCGTACAGACTAACGGACAAGGCAATCGAGTTACTGAACTTGAGAGCGGTCAAGAGGTTTGAGGACGCAAAGGATGAAGCGGCGCTGGCGAAATTTGATGAACTCAATGTGCTGGAAGTCACCCGAACACTGTATCAAGACCTCGCCCATGATAATCAGGAAATCTTTCTTGAACTGGCGCAAGAGCGGTATCAGGAGGCAGAACCGCACGGAGAGGAACCGCCTAATTTAGCGTGGCTGCTGGCTCTGCTGGCGGGGTATTCGGCTGTTACAAAAGTCGTATATGACCATGAGATAGACCGTAAGAGAGGGTACACCGCCGAGGGAATCAATTCCAGTACAGCGAAGGTAACAGAGCTCCAAAGAGGGTTGCGCTATTGGGCGGATTTCACGGAGCAGTATGCGGATAGCGTGACCGATGAATCCACTTTGAAAGCCTACCGTGACGCTGGCGTGAAAAGGGTCAAGTGGCACACCGTGCTGGATGGAAGAGAGTGCGCGACTTGTCAGGAACGGGACGGAAAGATATACCCGATTAACGCCGTCCCCCCCAAGACGCACAAGCATTGTAGATGTTGGGTGGAGGCCGTGAGATGACAGAGTGTTCGTTCTGCAAGGCATTAAGCATACACAAATTTGCTGAAGAACGCAGTGAAGAAGGGTTTTCTTACCGGCATAGAGCGGCGCTTTTGACGGTGACGAAACACAACAATAGCGGCAACGAGGCGAGAAGTGTTGACTACATAAAGAATGGAAAAGGTTGTCCTCTTAACTACTGTCCTGAATGCGGGAAAAGACTAAAAGAAATTTGAGCGGCTAACCACCGTTTGAATATGGCGGAGAGAACCGCCTTACCAAACCCAAAATGTCAGAGAAGACAAAAATCCCAATACGGTGCAGAGAAGCACCTTAAAATCCCAAATAACGGAGGAATTCAAACCATGCCGAACATCGACACCAGCACAATTGAAGGCTTCGCGGCTATGACCGCAGAGCAGAAGGTTGAAGCTCTTTTGAAAGCCGAAATCCCGGAGGCCGTTGACCTCAGCCAGTATGTTGCGAAGAAGACCTTTGACGAAAAGGCTACCGAAGCAGCGAACCTATCTAAGCAGCTCAAGGCCAAGATGACCGATGACGAGGCGGCCAAGGCCCAGGCTGAAGCTGACCGCAAGGCGCTAGAGGACAAGTACACCGAGCTGCTGCGCAAGTCCACCATTGCCGAGCACACCGCCCGCTATATCGCCATGCCGGGTTATGACGAGAAGCTGGCCCGTGAGACAGCGGAGGCACTATTTGATGGAGATATGGAGCGGGTGTTTGCTAACCAGCAGAAAGCCAACGTTGCCTATGAAAAGAAACTGCGGGCCGATTTGGTGAAGCAAGACCCTAAGCCTGACGGTGCTGGTGGTGGAGATAGCGGCAAGGACGACGCCGTTGAGTTTGCCAAGAAGCTGGGCAAGCAGCGGGCCGACGCCCTCAAAAACGCAAACGAAGGTTTGAAACACTACTTTTGATTGAAAAGGAGAGAAACAGATGAAGTTTACCAAGATGTCTGTTGGCGGAACCGTTGAGATTCTGGCCGCTGATGATTTTGTGGCGATCCCCATTTGTGTCACGGAAACCGCTGCTGTCCCTGCCGGCATGCCCATGACCGCAGCCGGGAAGAAGGTGGCGACCACCTCTTATGCCACCGCTGTGGGTATGCTGCTGTATGATGTGGACCCCACCGAGAATCCTAACGGTGCTCTGCTGGTGCAGGGTGTGGTGGACAAGAAGAAGGTCGAGGATCATGCGAGCATCACGCTGGATGATACTTTTGCTGTGCCCGGTATCATTCTGCGTGACAACATTGGCGTGAACGAGTAAGGAGGGATACATAATGGATTTGAGAGAAGTTTTTACTCCCGCTGCGATTGCGGCCAACTGGACTGAAGTCGCCTCCAATCAGATTCCTTACCTCGGCGCGACACTTTTCCCCGCCCGAAAGAAGGCTGGCCTCGACCTGTCTTGGCTCAAGGGTTCCCGTGGCTTGCCTGTGTCCCTGATGCCCTCCGCGTTTGACGCCAAGGCAACCTTCCGTGACCGTATCGGATTTGAGAAACTGGAGACCGAGATGCCCTTCTTCCGTGAGGGATACAAAATCAAAGAGAAGGACCGCCAGGAGATGCTTCGGGTGCAGGAGTCTACCGACCCTTATGCCGCTGAGGTGATTGCCCGTGTGTTTGACGACACCCGCGATTTGATTGATGGTGCAAATGTCGTGCCCGAACGGATGATTATGCAACTGCTGTTCCCCGAGGGCGGCGATGTGGGTATTGCGATCAAGGCAAACGGTGTGAACTATACGTACAAGTATGATACGGATGGTTCCTGGAAGACCTCTAACTATACCGCACTGACTGATACAGCCACTTGGGACAAGCCCTCTACGGCTGACCCGTTTGCGGCGTTCAAGACGGTCAAAGACGCTATCCGTTCTAAGACTGGCACTGAACTAACAGTTGCTATTATGAACTCCTATACTTTTAATCTAATGGCTAAAACCGATGCCATTATGAAGCGGTATATGAGCACTAATGGCCTTACACTGGGATACCTAACTGATTCTGAGGTAAAGGCTGTTGTGGAGTCCACGTCCGGTCTGCGGATTGCAATTTACGACAAGCAGTTCCGGGACGAGGACAAGGTTGCCCATGCATTTGTGCCCAATGGCTATGTTTGTCTGATTCCTGACGGTGCTCTTGGTAGTACTTGGTATGGAACTACGCCGGAAGAGGCAGACCTTCAAAGAGCCTCCAGCGCCGAGGTTTCTATCGTGAACACTGGTGTGTCGATTACCCGAGAGATTCAGACTCATCCTGTGAACATCAACACCTATGCGTCTGAAATCGTTCTGCCCTCCTTCGAGCGTATGGATGAGGTGGCGGTGCTCAACGTCCTGGGGGAATAATCGGGTCTGACACTCTAACCCTTTTCCCCGGCAGTCAGACCCTATTGGGGAAGCAGGTGTCCGAGCTGGTGGGAGATGACCTGATGGTCAAGGCTGATGGCTCCGTGGTCGGCACGTTCCATTATGTAACGGGATACACTGAGTTCAGTTCTGAGCCGGACGAACAGGAGGGGTATTACTTTCCTTTCCATTTGACCAAGACCGGAACTAAGATGACTTTCAAGAAAAACGGGTCTCCGACCAAGCAGGACATTGCATTTGATCCGGATATTATTTTCCGGGTTACGAAGACCGATACTTTTGAAGTCTTTGTGGACGGACAAAGTATTGTTAAGTTCAACTTCTCTGGAGCTACATTTGAGAGTTAAGAAAAGCGGGAGGCAGCATGAAGTTTATTCCAAATTACCGCGTGTGCTATGGTGACCAGTTTTATGAGGCTGGGACTCCGTTCCCTATTAAGGCCGACGACGCGGATATGATGAAGCGGCACGGGACGGTGTTGGATGAACCGACGCCGCCTTCCGCGACTGAACGAAGGACTGGAAGACCAAGGAGGGGAAGCAATGGACAACCTAGCGAGGTTGAAACTCAGAACCGAAGAGGTTGACGAGGCGGTTCTGCAAGATTGCCTAGAGAGCGCAAAGGCGGCGATTATGGCCCGTCGCTATCCCTTCCAGGAGTGGCCCGAGGAACTTGAGAGCCGGTATCTGGATTTGCAGTTTAGATGCGCACTTGATCTCTATAACAGAATCGGAGCAGAAGGGCAGCTCAGTCACGGAGAAAACTCAATCAGTCGGGCTTGGGAGTCCTCTTGGATTTCTGAATCGCTCTTGCAGGAAGTGACACCGCTGGTCGGGAGGATAACGTGATGACAGTTAATGTACTTGGAGAAAGCTATACCCTGAATTTCATTTCGGGGGAAGAGGACGAGGGCCTGAAAGACTGTGACGGTTACTGCGACGATACTATCAAAACGCTGGTGGTCAAGCAGTATAAGCGTGGCGAGCCAGGAAGCAAGAAAGCACTTGACCTCCAAGAAAAGAAGAACTTCCGGCATGAGATCATCCACGCATTTCTCTGCGAAAGTGGCCTTGCGGAAAACTCCACATGGGCGCAGGAGGAAGAAATGGTGGATTGGTTTGCCAAGCAGTTTCCTAAGCTGGCGGCAGCGTTTCGGGAGGTTGATGCCCTGTGAGAAGCCTCCTGCGTAACCAGCAGCCAGTGTTCTACAAGCTTTACGAGGGCCAAGAGGAAATTGTGGATGAGTGGGGAAACCCAACCGGCAGCTATGTCCCCATTTACAGCGAATTGAAGTCCACTATGCTCTGCGTCTCCCCTAACAAGGGCAATTCTGAGGTGGAACAGTTCGGCTCTTTGGAAGATTATGACCGAACGGCCACAACGGCTGACCCGCATTGCCCCATCGATGAGAACTCCGTGCTGTGGGTGGACGGGGCCGATACAGATGGCCCGTATAACTACATCGTAAAGCGGAAAGCGCCGTGGAAAAATTCTACGCAGTACGCCATAAAGAGGGTCACTGTGTCGGAGTACGAAGCAGAAAAGAGCCTGTTCGATCAGAAAGTCAAAGCGGAGGCCGCCTATGCCAACCATCAAGCTGAAACTGAATACGGACTCCATCAATCAGGCGTTGAAGGAAGTCAAGGCGTACCAGAGGAAGGTTGAGCAGGCGCCGCAAAAGTTGATTGAGTACCTGACAGCGCAAGGCGTTGAGATTGCCAAGATGAATGTGTCCGACATGAACGCCTACGACAGCGGAGAGCTATATAACAGCATCCATGCCGAACAAAAATCGGGTGTTGGGTATGTCATAGCGGACGCCGCCCATGCCGCTTTCGTGTGCTTTGGCACCGGCATTGTGGGAAAGAACAATCAACACCCAAATATCGCAATCGCCGGGTGGAAGTATGACGTGAACGACCACGGGGAACTAGGGTGGTGGTACATCGGGCGTGATGGACGGGCACACTGGACAAAGGGTATGCCATCCAGGCCGTACATGTATAACACCGCCCAGCAACTCAGGCAAATGGTCATTCCAGCGGCAAAGGAGGCGTTGAAATGATTGACGTGGAGAGCCTGATATTCAGTCAGGTCGCAGAAGCCCTCCGGGTGGCTTTTCCAGGAATATTCGTTAGTGGCGAATATGTAGACACCCCTGCGAAGTTTCCCGCCGTGACCATCGTGGAGAGCGACAATGCGGTAGTGCAGCGAATGCGAACGACCAACATTGAGAACGCTGTAACGCTGATGTATGAGGTAAATGTTTACACCAACACCGTCGGCTACAAGAAGTCCGAGGCAAAAGACATTATGGAAGCCGTTGATGGCGAATTTTCCAAACTGGGATTTGCGCGGACAATGTGCAATCCTATTTCAAACCTGAGCGACGCCACGATCTACAGAATGGTGGCGAGATACACAGCTACGGTGGGCAAAGATTTTTGGGTCTACCGTGCAGACTAATTCAGAAAAGAGGTAATTCAATTGAGTCAGAGACTTTCTACTGCAGGTATGACATTGCAGTATGCCGTTGAGACGAGTGCCGGGACCCGTCCAACTACAGGGTACATTAAAATTCCAGAAGTGAAATCTATGCCAAGTTTTAATCCTAGTCCCAATACCATTGATTCCACCACTCTGGAGGAGACCGAGTACATGACCTACGTCCAGGGCTTGAAGGACTTGGGCGGCGCTCTAGAGTATGGGGCAAACCTGACCGAAGACCTGATCGACGCTTGGGATACCCTCATGGGGGCTTATGATACAGCCGTTGAAGGAGATAAGCAGGTGTGGTTTGCCGTGGTTCATCCGCAGCTGGCAGATGCTACTTACTTTGTTGGAACTCCTGCTCCCCTTGGATTGAACGAGGCCAGCGTTGGCTCTATGCTGGAGACTACGCTTTACATCACACCAAATAGTGCCCCTGTGATGGCGGCAAAACCCACCGAGGGATCCTGATTAACAATCTTGAGGAGGCATACAAATGAGCGAAAAGACCATTGATATTCAGGACATCGTAAAGCCTGCCCGCCTGACTGATGATAAGACTGGGCAAGTTTATGTCCTGGATTTTTCTCGTGAGAGTATTGTGTTTGCTGAACGTAACAAATTCAAGCTGGAAGATGCCATTGAGTATCCTGTTACTGGCATGAGGGACCTGTTCTACTATGCGTTTCGCAAGAACCACCGGAATATCTCTAGGGAAAAGACAGACAAGTTGATCGAAAAGTGGGGCGGCGGCATCCCGGAGGAACTGGTGAAGCGGCTCATTCAGCTTTATCAGCAAGCTCTTGCGTCCAACTCTATCGTTGTTGACGAGGACGCCGCAAAAAACTCCGGACTGACTCTGGAGCTGTAAAGGGTCCAGAGTCATTTGAAGAACTGTTCGTGCGTGACTGTTCGTATTATCTCTCTATCGGTATGACATGGGAGCAATACTGGACCGGAGACGTGTGGATGGTGAACATTTATAGGGAGGCTGATAGACGTCGTATGGAGCGAACAAATGCGGAGGCCCACTTGATGGGAATGTACATTTATGAGGCTTTGTGCGACGTCTCCCCCATTCTTCATGCTTTTGCCAAAAATGGTGCAAAACCGATAGAGTATCGAACGGAGCCGTATCCTTTGTTTGGGAAAGATAAGCCCAAAGAGAAATCTGAACAGCAGGAAGAGCGGGACGCATTGTTTGCCAAGGCGTATATGAGTCAGATGGTAAGGGCCGGAAAGAGCTGGGGAAAGAAATAGCGCCCCCGTTGCACCTTGAAAACTTCATAGAGATAGCGGAGATTTTGATTGTCTCCTCCTTTAGATTGTGGTAATATTTGGAGAGGGGGAGAGATTTTATGGATATTTTACTTAATATTTTACTTGCGTTAGCTATCATTGCTCTAATAGCTTGTGTGGTTTATTTGATTGTGGCAAAAGATGACGATGACGAAGAACCGGGTTTTGAGTCAATTGCACCTTTTCAAGAACAACGAGACACGAAAAGAGATTATACAATTGAAACGAATCCACAATATAGTCAGGAAAATACTAATGAACCTATTGAACATTATCAGGTGGCTTTCGTCCGTGAAAAAAGCTCTTATCCGGCAATCAATACCATTAAAATAGAGATTATTGTAGATGGTACAAAACTCTCTGAAATAGACGCGGGAGAAAGGTTGGTTGTATCCCTTACAAAAGGACATCATACTGTAACCTTTCAGCGAGTACAAAAACGGGGGAAAACAGTACCTTTTAATGTGGGCGAAAACGGAGCAACGGCAATTTGTGTTTTACGGAGCGAGTTTGGTGGTGTTTTTGTAGATACAAAGATTGATGAAAAATTTAGAGAAAACAATATCCAAGAAAGTGCTTCGCGTCCACAAAAAACATGGTGGAATCAAATTCCTCTTTTTGTGCGTATAGCTATCTGGATATTCGCCATTGCAATTTTATTGCAATTTATTTTTGGATTCGGTCTTGGCTTATCTATTGGACTTTCATAAAACTCTTTGCTCTCTGGTTCAAAAGAAGCGTAGGTGGGGTGAATGGTGAGGAAATGAAAAAGCTGATTGTTTACATGTTTGTTGGGCTTATTTTAGTTGGGCTGGTTGGGTGTTCTGGTAATGATTACAAAGAAAGTACTATTGAAAGAGGCAAAGATAGCGAGAAAACGAACAATCAAATTGCAGAAACAGATGGAAACGCAAGAATTCCAATATTACAAGGAAGTAATGATGAAAACAGCTTTTCTTCACAAGTGATTGAAGCGGCTAAAGAATGCTATAATTTAACACTAGATTATACAAACGGAGTATTAGCATTTTCGGATGCAAAAGCAAAGGTTGAAAATATTATTGAAGAATACAAAAATACAAATCTATCAGATATTCCGGAATTCAATAGAATTGTTATTTTCTTTAACGCAAATACCGATGAACCGGGGAATGAATATCTTTACAATGGCTTGATAGAGCTTCAAAAATTTTTGTATCCTAATGAGAAATCTCTTCCTAATTCTACAATATCAGAAGGAACCGAACTATATGATGATAGAAAAATAGCTATTGCATATAATGGTATGGTGGAGTATGAAACGGTGTATGCCGCTGATAATCTGGATGTTCCAAAATCTGCAATAGTTTTTTCTGTTGTCAATAAAACGGGCCAAAATCTAACAATTGGATTTTTTGACTTGCATGTAAATGGGGTTGATAGTGGACATATCACAAGCCATTCAATATCAGAAAATGAAGAAAATCTTATTGAGGTCAGATTTGATGAATTGCCAGAAGTAGTAGAAGATATACATGCAAGTGGGAATATCATGTTTGATGATTACTCAACCTCAGATTTTAAGTTCTGAAATTTAATAATCGCCCTCCGCTTAGGAATAGGCGGAGGGCCGTTTTATTTCTAGGCGTATCGAGGTTTCCGCTATCTCTATGAAGTTTGAGGTAGCGGAATTTTATATTTTAGTGCCAAGTGCTTTATTGCCAAGTGCCAATATAGAAAGGTGGTGGCAATATGGCCGTAGATATTGATAGCCTGCAAATTGAAATCGAGGCGACGTCCAGTGATGCAGCAAAGAAGATTGAGGCGCTTACTACTGCATTGACCGGGTTAAAAACCGCGGCTAAAGGAGGGGCGGGGCTTACAACCACCACAAAGCAGTTAAAGGCACTTTCGGAAGCAGCAAAGCTAATCAATGGTGCAAATCTAAATAGCGGAAAAATCAAAGAGTTCACGGCTGCAATGAATAGCTTGGCTGGCATCCAGAAAGCAAATGGCCTTTCCTCTACGATCAACGCTCTAAGGAAACTCCCTGAGATCAGTGCGTCGCTTGAAAAGACAGACCTTGGTAAATTCGCAAAGCAGATGGAGCAGGTGGCCGCCGCTGTGCGGCCTCTAGCGACAGAAATGCAGAAGGTATCCAATGGATTTTCAGCATTTCCGATCAGAATTCAGAGGCTTATTCAGAGCAACGCAAGTCTGACGGCATCAAATAGCAGAGCGGCAAGAAGCTTTGGCGTTCTTGGAACTGGCATCAGTTCTGCGGCAGCTAAATTCAGTATTTATTATTTGGCATTCAAGCGGCTTGCCGATGTTATTTCTGGCTGGATAAAGTCGGCTAATGACTACGTTGAGACAGTCAATTTGTTTCAGGTCTCCATGGGTGAGTTTTACGGTGAAGCCTATAACTATGCAATGTTGGTCAATGACCGGCTTGGCATTGACCCCGAAGAGTGGATGCGTGCGCAAGGCGTGTTCATGTCTATGGCAAACGGTTTTGGGTTAGCGCGACAACAAGCTTATGACCTAAGCGAGGGCTTGACGGAACTGGCCTACGATCTGAGTTCTCTGTATAACGAGGACACAGAACAGTCGGTCTTACGTTTGCAGTCCGCTCTTGCTGGCGAAATCGAGCCTATCCGTCGCTTAGGTATCTCGATTAGTCAGGCCACCTTACAGGAATATGCTCTTGCTCATGGCATTGATAAAAGCGTTGCAGCCATGACAGAACAGGAAAAGGCGTTACTGCGGAGCCTAGTTCTGATGGAGGGAGCCTCCCGGATTGGGGCTATTGGAGATTTTGCAAAAACCTTGGAATCCCCCGCAAATGCTATGAGAGTGCTGCGCCAGCAAATTACTCAGCTTGGTCGAGCGATTGGCACGGTGTTTGTCCCTACCCTCATTCAGGTAATCCCCTGGGTTCAAGCATTTGTTGAGATATTGACGGAGGCAATTCAGCGGTTTGCTGTTCTGGTCGGATTTGAAATGCCGGAATGGGAGACCAATGATTGGGGAGAAGATATCAAAGAAAATGCTGACTCCGCTGCTGATTCCGTTGGCGATACAACTGACGAATTAAAAAAGCTAAAGCAACAGCTTTTAGGAATCGATGAACTAAATATCATCGGGGCATCCAACGAAATCAAATTGGATACTGGAGAAACCGGAAAATGGACCGACGATCTTGAAATCCCGGATATTTGGGACAAAACCGCCCTTGATGCGTTAAAAAAGCAAGTGGACGAAATCAAACCTGTTTTGAAAGACTTACTTGACAACTATATCATTCCCATCGGTTCTGCACTGCTTGCGTGGAGAATTGCAAGGACGTTGTTTACAGATATCGGCCGCCTTAAGGCTTTGCTAGGCGGGTTGATGTTCACGGTAGGTATTTCTTTGCTAATTGACAGTGTAAAAGACATTCTTTTTGGGGATGGACTAACATGGGAAAACATCCTAAAAGGCGCAGCTGGAGGAGCACTTGCCGGGGCTGGACTTGGCCTGCTTTTGGCTAAGAAACTTGGTCTCACTTGGGCTGGTGGAATGCTGCTTGGAGCTGTTGTCGGTCTTGGACTTTCCTTGATGGTCATGTCCATTGCCTCTCAAATCAAAGACGGACTGAACTTTGGGAATGTTCTTTTAGGTGCTATTGGCGGTGCATTGGCTGGAGGGGCGCTTGGCGGATACTTTGCATTCAGAAAAAATCTAAATCCTGCGCAAGGGGTTCTTGGTGGCATAATTGCAGGAATTGGCGTGTCTCTCTTGATTTCGTCTATCACGTCGATTCTTCAAGATGGTCTTAACATTGGAAATGGGATCATGGGCCTCATTGGAGGAGCTTTGGCTGGATTTGGCATCGGCGCAGTCATTGCTGGGGGAGCTGGAGCCGCTTTTGGGCTAGTAATCGGAGTCGGATTGTCTCTTGTGATTATGGGAATTACTGCGCAGATTAAAGAAGGCGCTGCAACCCTTTCTGGTGGACTGATGACAATACTCGGGTCTGTATTAGCTGGTGCGGGAATTGGCTCCGTTGTCCCTGTTATCGGTACTGCCGCTGGTGCCGTTATCGGACTTGGTGTTGGCATTGTTCTCGAAATTGTTGGTGTTGAAGCGGCAGCAAATGCGGCGTATGCGGCATCGGAAGATTTTGCAATCATGGCGGACATTCTTGACCGTTGCACAGAAGCGTCCGAACGCACAGACCAAGCGTTTACCAATATGAAAAATCGTTTAGAAGATTTTGATTCGTCTATTGCTGATTTTCAAGTTGCCAGACAGCTTGCGGACGAAATTTATGCCATTAACGATAATGCAAATGCATCGGCTTACGAATTAGATCAAATGGCGGTAAAGGTTCAAGTTCTGAACGATTTGAACATTGATGGGCTACATTTGGAAATTGATGAAACAACACAAAAAGTTAAAGAAAGTAAAGCCGCTGTTGACGAGCTGATTGATTCTTTGGAGCGAGAGGCCAAAATGGAGGCCCTACGAGAAATGCTTGTTGAGAGTTATAAAGAGCAATATCAGGCAATGCGTGATATGCAACAGGCGGCAAAGGATTATGATGCGGCCGCAGAAGCATTAAATAACACACAAAAAGAACTCAACGAAACAGACATTTTCAGTTGGGGGAAAGCCAGAGAACTTGTCGCTGCAAGAGAGAAAGAAACCGAAGCGGCAAAAGCCGCACAGGAAACATACATGCAATCGGTTCAGCTATACAGTGATCTTCAAAGTGAAACTCAAGGTCTTACAGATTCTATTATTGGGTTAAAGCAAGAAGAATCTGGAGTTGGAGATGCTGGTATTGATGGAATGGAAGATTTGAAAACGGAAATCAATCATTTTAGCCAATCTATTGATATGAGCCAGTTTGAAAATCTAGGAAAGCAAATGGCAGATAACATGTATAAGGGCTTCACCAGTTCTGGCCTGCTGCAAGATGCCATCAAAAATCTCGGGAATGGCGCATCGTATAGTTCGGAAAATTCTTCCTCCCGTTCGGCCAACAGCTATTCTGTTCAGGATATCACTGCATACGCCTCCGGCGGCTTCCCCGAGCATGGGCAAATGTTCATTGCCCGTGAGGATGGGCCTGAGCTAGTTGGTCAAATAGGCAACCGAGCAGCAGTGGCGAACAATGACCAAATCGTTGACGGTATCGCTTCTGCTAATACCGGAGTCATCAATGCGGTCATGGCAATCGGTGCAATGATTACTAAGGCAGTCAACGATAAAGATACAACAGTTTCTCTGGATGGCCGTCAGGTGTCGAGGAGCCTGTACAAATACAACCAACAGATGCAGCGAGAAAAGGGCGCTCCCATTACATGAAAGGCAGGATAAAACGTGACATTGACTGTAAACGGAAGGGATTTGACGCCTTACATTGCGTTCGGCGGCGTACAGTGGCAAAGGGCTGATGTAGACGGCCCAAATGCCACACGCTCAATCGATGATGCGTTTCTTACGAGAGATCGGATAGCCATAAAATATCGATTGGATATTACTTGCCGCCCATTGACGCTAGAAGAAGCAAGCCTCGTTCTCTCCTCTATTCTGCCCGAGTATGTCACAGTTACATACACAGACCCTATGGAGGGCGGAGATGTAACAAAGCAAATGTATTCAAACAACATCCCCGCCCAATTCCTAATCAAGACCAGAAATGGGAAAGAGCTATGGGGTGGAATCACATTCCCTCTGATTGAAAGGTAAAGAAATGGCAGTTAATCGAATTCTCGTTGGTGATATAGAAATAACGGGGATTTATAATCTGACGTCTGGAAACGTCAATTTAACTACTTCTCTTTTAAACGATGTCCTAGAAATGGACACGCTTGATTGTGACTTTAATAGTCAACTGGATAGCTCTACAATCTTGGCTACCATTGGGGAAAAGATGGTTTACTACCATGGAGATCAGCAAAGACAAATCCTCTATGTAGATAGTATCAAACGAACTGGGCCTAGTTCCTATCATCTGTATGCGATATCAGCGGTATCCAAGCTAGACACTATGCTCCATCCCGGCGGAATTTACACCGGACAGACCGCAGAATCAATCATAAAGAATATTTGCGGTGAAATCCCCGTTATTGTAAAAAGCAATCTAAAGAATGTTAAGGTGTATGGATGGCTTCCCTATTGTAGCCCACCGAATAGCTCCGCACGAGACAATCTCAATCAAGTTCTGTTTGCTATTGGCGCTTGTCTTACTACCGATTTGAATGGTGTTTTGCGAGTGGAGACGTTTTGGGACGGAACCATATCGACAATAGATGCGAAAAAGACGGACATGGTTGGCTCAGTTACAGATAATCAAAAAATTAGCGCGATCTCTGTCATTGAACATCAGTTTGCGGAAGGACAAGAAAGCCAGGAGCTGTTTAATGGCACAGCTCAGAACGGCGATCTAATCATTTTCAATGAACCGATGCACACCCTGTCCGCTTCCGGACTTTCCGTTTTGGAAAGCGGAGCAAACTACGCAAAAATCTCTGCTGGTACAGGGACGCTTACGGGGCTGAAATATATCCACAACAAGCGAAAAATTGCAAAGATAATCAATGAAAATGTACCTGAAAATGAAAAAGGCAAAGAGAATGCCACACTTGTTTCTTTAGTGAATTCAGTTGCGGTTGCTGAACGGCTAGCGAGCTTCTATGCTTGCAATAAAACGCTTCAAGCTTCGTTTCTGACCGAAAAGGAAAAGCCCGGACAAGTTGTAAAGGTCATGGACCCATACGATCACGAAATCGTTTCTGCTTGTATTGAGTCGATGGATGTAAACATGTCCTCAACACTGAAAGCGAATGCCGAAATGCGAATTGGATTTATTCCCTCGCAAGTTGATGATTTCAAAACATTTGATGAACGCATCGTACTCACCGGATCAGGGACTTATCAAATTCCTACCGAAACAACTTTAATCCGCTATGTTTTAATAAGCGGGGCCCAGGGAGGACATTGCGGACAAAAAGGCGGGGATGTCGGCACGTCGCCGTCCGTATCCTGGACCAATCCTCCACCATTTGAGAACCAGTTACGCGGCTGCGGACTTGCAAATGGCGGCGCTGGCGGAGACGGTGGCGCACCGGGCGCGGGGGCCAGAATCCTTGAAGGGACTCTGGATATCTCCGGGATAGACTCTATTGTATACAGCTGCGGCGTTGGTGGCCTGGGAGCCGCCTATAACCCGGATGATTCGGAGGGCGCTCTTGGAAGCGACACAACACTTGGTTCTGCAACTACGGCTGGGGCACAAGCCTCAGAGGCCGGATACACAGATCCCATCACCGGGGAAAAATACGGAGGGGTCGGTGACCAAGGAATCCCTGGAGGAAAAGGCGCAGGAAAGGCGGCCACAGTCACAACCATCAACAGTGATACTGTCCAGCTCTTTGACCCAGCTGAAAACGTTACCGATGAGGACGGAAATATCTGGAACGGAGGCTTGACTGAAACTGACCCGGATGATCCAGAACGTGTCGCTATGAAGACGCGAGAGAATGACGGCGCCTACATTTGGTATAGCCGAGGTTTAGGTGCAGGTGCAGCTGCCGGTAAAAATGGTAATGGTCCCGGACCCGATGCATCGGTGTCTGTACGATCTTCATCAATTAAGGCTACTGCTGCATCTGGTGTAAATGGCGCGACACCAACCTTGACGCCCAAAAAGCCTGCCCAGTATGGCAAAGGCGGACGCGGCGGTTATGGCGGCGGTGGTGCCAGCTCAGGAGGGCTTGCCGTTGGCTCCACAGATTCCTCGGATTACACGGTATCAATCACCGCCGGAACCGGGGGAATCGGCGGTAATGGCGGTACTGGTGGCCCTGGCGGGGATGGCTGCATCATCCTATATATCAGCCGCCGCGTCCCGTTGGAGCGTGGGCCTCTGGTAACATCGGACACAAAATGGTTTTTAGACAAGCATGGCAGAAGATTCATCACGTGAGGAGGCACAAATGGCAACAATTGAAGAACTCGCTGCAAAAGTTGCTGAACTCGAACAACAGATGGCAGCAATCACGGCCCCGCCTACCGAGTATTACACCAGTGCTTACAGTGGAGAGGAAATTGATGCAGCTGTCAAAAAGGTATCTGAAGGATTGGCTGGCGGCGTGACCTCCTTCAACGGCCGGAGTGGCGTGGTGGTGCCCCAGGCCGGGGACTACACTGCGGCTATGGTTGGGACAGCTCCGGCGCAAAACGATGGCAATTATCCGGGGTGCTATTACCGCATGAGCGGGGCCGTAAAAGAGTGGATCAATCCCCCCATGCAGTTGGGCGTCGAGTACCGCACCGTGGAGCGGTACAGCAGCAAACCTGTGTTTGTGATGGCCGTGGATGGTGGGGTGTTCCCGAACAGCTCGTCAAAGACGATTGACGTTCAAATCCCGGATACCAGCGGCCAGGTAAAGATGCTTGATTGCTATGGCGTATTGGACAACGGAACGCAAATTCCGGGTCTTTTTGGAGAATCTGTTTTCGACGCATCAAACTATCTTGGCCTGTTTACACAGAACGGGAATGGGAAGTTCACAATTTCGGTCGGGGCTGGCCGTACAGTCGGATTAAACTTCACCTTATTCTTGAAATACTGGAAGGAGGGCACATGAAGATCATTAAATATCAGCTGGCGACAAAGATTGACCTTGACGGTGTCATGGCGGTGACACTCTCCGGTGTTACGATGCCTTACACAGATGCAAATTACGCCATCGCAGAAGCTGAAGCCTATCAAGGGCAGATTACCGTGGAGGATGATGGACGACCAGAGCCGGAACCGGGAGCCGAGGACATTACCCTTGATATGCTGGCAGACCATGAGGAACGCCTGTGTATGCTGGAACTCACCACAACCACTGTATGACAAGAAAGGAGCAGGACCATGACAACTGTATACAATCTTTGCAAACTGCTGATTGACCGGGGGCGGACCGAGGGCCTCCTGGAAAAGATGGACGTGTATCTTGCCGCCGACAGGCTGACCCCGGAGGAATACAGCACCCTCAGCAAGATGATGACTGCGGAGGCGGCAGAGTAAGGAGGTGTCCAATGGCTGACGAGAAGTGCATCCTGGACCCGCAAAGGGATTGCCTGGGCCTCCAGAAAGCCAACATGCTGGAAAAGCAGATGTCGGAATGGCGGGAGGCATCCCGCAGCACCCACAAAGAACTCTTTGACCGGATGCGGGAACTGGAAAAGGCGGAGGCCGCCCGGAATGAGCAGTACGACAACATCATGGAGAAACTGGACAGGCTGATCGCATGGCAGGAGGCCGAGCAGGCCAAGCCGAAAAAGCGGTGGGAAGCTATCGTGGACAAGTCCGTGTGGGCGGTTCTGGCGGCGGTAATTGCCTTTGTCCTGGCTCGTATTGGATTATAAGGAAGCGACGCCCCCGAAGGAGCGCCGCAGTGTGCCCCGATATGGAAAAAAGCAAAACCACATCAATAAGGAGGAGGGGCACACCTGCATCTTACATCATTAGAAACCGGCGGTCAAGCCGGATATTTGAAAGGAGCTACCAATCATGAACAAGACCATCAACAACATCATCGATGACTTCAAGAGCGGCAAGATCACTGCGGAGGAGGCAAATAAGCTTCTGGACGAGGTCAACGCCGGATTCTCCCTCAATCCTGAAAAGAACCCTAGTGGTGGATGGACTGAGGCAGAGATGGCGGAGGGCTTCCGTCCTGGTGAGGCAAAGGATCCTCTGCCGGACAAGGTGGATATGAGCCGAAATCATGCGCTTGCCGGACAAGTGGTTCGCCAGAATACCAAGCGCGGAAAGTTTGATGTGACCTATGACGCGGACGGCTATGCTGTCAAGGCTATTCGAGTGTAATCAGGAGGACTGAAATGGATATCTCTTCTTTTGGGATCACAGGTGTTGCGGCTATCACCGTCATCTGCCTGCTGATTGGGCAGGGCGTGAAAGCCTCCGGTCTGGACAACAAGTTCATCCCCATCATCTGCGGCGTCTGCGGCGCTGTGCTGGGCATTGTCGGCATGTTCATCGTGCCTGACTTTCCGGCCACGGACTACATCACCGCGGCGGCTGTGGGCATTGTGAGCGGCCTGGCTGCCACTGGAGCCAACCAGGTAATCAAGCAGCTGGGAAGTGACAGTAAATGAGCTACACGCTGAAGGAGCAGTTGGCGAACTCCGGGAACTATGGCGGTTCCCGGAACGCCAGCCAAATCCGGTATCTAGTGTACCACTACACCGGAAATGACGGGGACAGGGCGGCAAACAACGCAAAGTATTTTCAGAACAACATCGTCAAGGCCAGCGCCCACTACTTTGTCGATGATACTACAGTCTGGCGGTCTGTGCCTGATCTAAAAGTGGCATGGTCCGTCGGCGGCAGCAAGTACGCCAATGCTGACAAGACTGGCGGCGGCACCATGTACGGTGTTATCACCAACACCAACTCCATCAGCATTGAGATGTGCGACACCATCCGGAACGGTGTTTATCAGGCCAGCGAGGCCACGCTTGCCAACGCAGCGGAGCTGGGCCGGGAGCTGATGGAGAAGTACGGTATCCCCATTGAGAACGTGTACCGTCACTTTGATGTGACAGGGAAGCACTGCCCGTCGTACTTGGTGAACGCCCAGAAGTGGGCAGAGTTCAAGAAGAGATTGGAGGATGACATGGACGTTGAGGCATTGACAGAGGAACAACTGATCCGTCTTGCAGAGCGTATGCAGGCGGCACTGGGCAAGCGCCCGCTGGGGGAGACCCTGGCGCCAGAGCTCCAGGAAGCGGTGGCAGCTAGGATTACAGACGGAAGCAACCCGAACGCATTCTGCACACGGGCCCAGGCCGCTGTGATGGTCAAACGGGCGAAATAATTGCACACGAAATTGCACACGCTTTGATTCTATCCATTGTGGCTCTATGAGTATAGCGCTATATTACGATTGTTCGAATCCTTCACCCGCTGCCAGTTGAGAAAGCCTCGGAACTGCAATGGTTCCGAGGTTTTCTTTGCTCTCTCAGCGTGTTTGCTGAATTTTAAGACATCTGTTTTGGGCGCCTATGAATGCCTTTCGCGCTGTGCGCAATGAAAGAACAGGGAAACTGTACCCACGCTGCCGCACATAAAGCCGCTCCTGCGGAAGGTCAGCCTTACTCCGCTGTGTTTTCAGCATCCGGAGATAGCGAACCAGGTGTTTCGTCCGATTTTGTGCTGCATATCGGCCTGTTGAGGCTGGTATGCGGCATTTCCTTTTATCAGGTCGATTAGCCTACGCTCCCGGAAGGAATGTCATGGAACGGGCTCCCGACATATAGAATGCCGAGGGGACGTTCCTCCAGAAGAAGATCGTCCTACAAAGGTGGCCAATATGGATCACATCGGCTGCGGCGGTTCCCTGAAGATTACGCTGGCCCTGACAGCCGCTCGGCAGCATGGTGGGGGCGATGTGCAACCAGCGCAATTTCAGGGCCCGCTTTATTACCCACAATATTGACACTGATTAGCGATGCTGTGAGTTCGCTGTGACGCCCTGAGCTCTCTGACCGCCGCTCACCTGGGCGGCAGTGCATAGCCGCAACCTGAAGCGGATCGCCCCAGGCGGCTGATACTGCGATGAATATGACGGCACAAGGCTTTCAACCGCGGAGGACTGAATTACAGCCCTTTTACAGGTAAAGATCTGGAAGTTATTGTACCACAGGCTTTTTGGTTTTCCGCTTCGTTGCCGCTGCCTCGGGCACCCGGGAAGAGAGATGTGGTATTTTCCGCCACGGCTGGCTACAGATAGTTCTGGTTTATACAGGAAACGTTTATGGAAAATATTGTAAAATACTAATGAGTGAATAAAGAAAAATGTACTTTTTACACAATAGGGCTTCCCAAGAATATGTTTTTTTGCTACAATCAAACTGGAAAGATCGCATGGGGCGGAACGGCCATCGAAAGATGCCGTCCGCCGGATACAGCGAAAGCGAGATTGCTGCGGAGGCCGGCAGAGGGCCGGCGGAGAGGGGGAGAAAAAAACGCAGCGGAACGTGAACGGCTGTTAGAGGTGGTATGAGGACAGACGCGGGAGCGGAGAGGCATTTCCGTTCCTGTCTGGTGATATGAACGGGCCTGTGTGCCCACGGCTTTCAAAATTTTGATTGGAGGAAAAAGCC